GCAGCAGCCTGCTACTAGCATGCACGTAGCAGAAACTAGCATGCCAGATCCTGCTACGCGCTGTGCACCGTCTCCGTCTCCGTCTCCGTCTCCGTCTCCGTCTCCGTCTCCGTCTCCGTCTCCGTCTCCGTCTCCGTCTCCGTCTCCGTCTCAGGTGGAGGTTGGTGGTGTACCCGAAGCTCTTCCAAGGGAGGTAGCTCATAGGGGGCCAGCGTCGTCAGACGCTGGAAAGGTGGTAGGTCGCGCGCGAGCGAATTCCGCGCCGGCTTTGCCGGCGACGCCCCCAGATGAGCGCCCGTCTGTCCTGCATCTCGTCGCTGAGCAGGAGAAGCCTCCGCGGCGGGCCTCAACATCGGCCGAGCAGGATGCTTGCCGGGACACATGGGCTGCCTACGTCGAGGCGCATGTCGATCGGTACGGGGTGGAGCCGGTTCGCAACGCCAAGGTGTCGGCGGCGATCAAGGCCTTCGTCCGCCGCGTCGGCGGTCAGGAAGCGCCAGGCATAGCGCGGTACTACGTCGGCCACTGCTCCGCCTACTACGCCAGGCGTTGCCACGACACCGGGGCGATGCTGGCCGACGCCGAGAAGCTGCGTACCGAGTGGGCGACCCAGCGGCAGGTGACGGGTGTCACTGCGCGGCAGCAGGAGCGGGCTGGCACGATGCTTTCGGTGGTGAATCGGATTCTGGCTGAACGTGGGGCAACGGGATGAGCAAGAGCAAGGGCTTTGCGGTGTTGAAGGCAATCGCGGCGACGGCCGAACTGACGGGCACAGAGCTTAGCGAAGCGGCGCTGCTGGTCTTCGAAGCAGACCTGGCCGGGTATCCCGAGGCGGACGTGCTGGCCGCTCTGACGAGATGCCGGCGCGAACTGCGAGGGCGTCTGACGATCGCCGACGTGCTCGACCGCATGAGCACCGCAGGTGGCCATCCGACATCCAACGAGGCATGGGCCATGGTGCTGGCCTCGCTGGACGAGTCGGAAACGGTCGTTTGGACGGATCAGGTTGCCGAAGCTGCGGCAGTGGCGAGGCCGATCATGGAGGCTGGCGATGAGGTAGGAGCCCGGATGGCATTCCGCGACGCCTACGAGCGGATCGTCAGGGAGCGCGCTGATGAGCCGCGGTGGTTCCCGAGCCTTGGCAGCGATGCTGTCCGCCGCGAGGCTGCTCTGGACCGGGCGGTTGCCGACGGACGGCTGCGGAGAGAGCACGTGGATGGGCTGTTGCCGCCGCCGATCAACGCCAAGGGGCATGTGATCGCTGGGCTGCTGTCCGGCGACATGTCGGCGCCAATGCCGCGAGACCCAGAGTTTCGGACGCGCATTTCGGCGCTCTTGCGGCAACTCCATGGAGATCAAGCGGCGTGACGTGGGAAGTGAAAGAACTCGATCCGCTGCTGTGGGCCAAGCGGCTCAAGTCGCAGACAGCGCTGAATTTTCTGCGCAAAGGCTGTGCTGAAGGGGATTCCAGTCTGCAGGAAATCGTGCGGAAGCACATCGCCGACGGCATCTGCACCGACGACGGAAAGCTCCTGCGGAGATGGGATGGGCTGCAATGGGTCTCCGTCTAGCTGATCTGAGCGCTGACATGCGCGAGCACTACGAGGAGCGCGCTGCGATCATCGAGTTCGATGCCGGCATGCCGAGGCGTGCAGCCGAGGCGATGGCGCTGCAGGAGGTCTTGGCGATGCAGACGAGGATTTCTGCATCGCAGGGTGAATTAGATGGTGGCTACGGCTTGCGCTAGGTGGCCAAGGATGGGCGAACGCTGTGCTGGTGGTATCCGAGCATAGGGCAAACCAAGAAAACCTCGCAACGAGCGATTGTGAATGTTTCTGGAGATATGGATGGCGATGAGTTTGAAGAAGGCAATGTGCCAGGCGCTTGTCGACGGGTGGCACGGCGATTGGAAAATGGGCCGTGTCGTGCAGCATGCGTGGAACCTGATCGACAAGAGCCCGGAGAACGAGACAGAGAAGTACGCACAAGCCGCTTTAGCGGTCAATGTCAAATATCTGCATGCTGCAGATGGTGCGCAGCCGTGGATCGCCAGGAATATGAGGAGCCTCAACGAGGCTTTGTGGGCAGGCCGGCCAAGGGATACATGCGTCGCGTGTGCCGAACGAACGCTTGGACTGCATCCCAAGGTAGCAGTGGCTGTTTCCGTCCGGGCAAGAGACAAGCGCTCGGACTGGAAAACTGTCAAGTAGGGCAGAAATGATCCACTACCATGGGCTTCCCATTACTCCAAACACTGCGGCCATTGCGGCGGTCGGCAGTGGGCATGCCTTCGTGTCATTTGCTCGGCCAGATCAGTTGGGGGTGGCAATCGAGTTCTGCCAGAGCTTCGCTGTGGACAACGGTGCTTTTTCAGCCTGGCGGAGCGGCGAGCCGATCACAGACTGGAGTCGGTATTACGAGTGGATCGCCGAACTGCATCGGTATCCATCGTTCGACTTTGCGGTTATCCCTGATGTCGTCGATGGGGACGAGAAGGCAAACAACGACCTGCTGGCAGCTTGGCCGTGGAAGAATTCTGCAAAGACGAAATGGATCGGTGCTCCTGTGTGGCACATGCACGAGTCGATCGACAGGCTGGAATGGCTTGTTGAGGAATGGCCGCGGGTCTGCATCGGGAGCAGTGGGGATTTCGCATCTGTCGGCGACTCAAAGTGGTGGATACGAATGGCCGAGGCGATGAACGCGATCTGTGACAAGAATGGAAATCCGCTTGCCAAGATTCACGGCCTGCGGATGTTGAACCAGGACATTTTCACTCGGCTACCATTCGCGAGCGCGGACAGCACGAACATCGCGCAAAGCATTGGCATCGATAACAGGTGGCGCGGAACCTACACGCCGCCAGGCAAGGATGTGAGGGCGACGGTACTGCGTTTGCGCATCGAAAGTCAGCAGTCGGTGACGTTTTGGGACAGACAGTCCGTACAGATCGGAATGGAGTTGTGAGCAGGTGTGTGGCCCATCCCCATGCGACCAGCCGGACTGCACATGGAGCGAGGCGCACAGAGCGCGTTGCGAGGCCCGGACCGTCATGCTGTGGCCGGCGCAGGAGCGCAAAGCGTACTACGGGATGGTTGCTGAGAAGCGCGGGACGGGTGCGGCAAGACAGCTCGTGGCGGATGTTTCGACGGAATGGAGGAGGATCGGCGGTGATCGGTTGCAACAGGCTTGACGCGCTGTTCGTGCGGGTGACGGGGCTGTGAGTTGTTCGGTCATGACGCACGATCCCTACAGCCTCGCCGCCCAGCTGTCGTCACTCACCAGAGAGCATCGCGTGCAATCCGGAGACAGCGCACACGGCAAGGTGAGCCCGTCGCAGACCACCGCGACCGGCATGGTTCTCGACTATCTGCGGTCGGAGCCTGTGTTCAGGCGGCAGTGCGAGATCCGCTGCGCTCTCAAGCTCAGGCATCCGTCGGTGGCCTGGGCGCTCCTGTGCCTGAGACGACGGGGGTTGGTCGACGTGATTCAGGATGTGGCCAGGAACCCGCGCTACATGCGGTATCGGGCAAAGTCATGAGCCGGTTCAACGAGTATGGGTTGACGCCACAGCAGGAAGCGTTTGCCGTGGCCGTTGCTGCCGGGGCAAGCCTGTCCGATGCTTACCGGAAAGCATACCCTCGTGCGCTGAAATGGAAGCAGGAGCACGTCCACGTCAAGGCGTCTGAGATGGCGTCCAGTGCGAAGGTACAGCGAAGGATTTCCGCCTTGCGCGCCGCAGCAGAAAAGGTGTCGACCCTGGAAGCCGCGCGAGTGCTCGACGAGATTGCGAAGCTGGCGCACTCCGATGTGTCCGGGATCATGCATCCGGACGGGCGCGTGAAGTTGCCGCACGAGTTGGACGATGCGACACGCGCAGCGGTGGCGTCGTTCGAGATCGACGCGAGCGGGCGGATCAAGTACCGGTTCTGGGACAAGAACGCGGCGCTGGAGAAGGCGGCCAAGTACTTTGGCCTGTACGAGAAGGACAACGAGCAGCAGGCCACGCCGATACGCGACATGCTCGCGTCGCTCGGCGGCAAGGTGGTTGTGCCGAAGAAGAGCAATGGTACCGGCAGCGAGTAGACGGCAGCCTGCCGACGAGCCGTTCGACGCTGAGAGCCTCGAGGCGATCCGGGATATCCTCGACGACCCGGACAGCCGCCTGAGCCGGCTGTACTGGATCATCACCAAAGGCGACACCGACGACGAGCTGGTGGTGCGTTTCGCGCCGAACGTCGTGCAGCAGCGCTTGGTCGATCGGTTGTGGCACCGCAATCTGGTGCTGAAGGCGAGACAGCGCGGCATCACGACGCTGATCGCGATTCTGTGGCTCGACACGGCACTGTTTTCCCCGGGGCCGGTGTACTGCGGGATCATCGCCCACGAGCGAGAGGCCGCGGAGGAGATCTTCCGGACGAAGGTCGTGTTCGCCTACGAGCACCTGCCGGACTGGCTGAAGAAGGAATTCCCGCTCGAGAAGAAGACTGCCACGGAACTGGTCTTTGCGCACAACGGCGCGACGATCCGGGTCGCGACATCGATGCGGTCTGGCACCATTCACAGGCTCCACGTCAGCGAGCTCGGCAAGATTGCGGCCAAGTATCCGTTCAAGGCGCGGGAAGTTCTGACGGGCTCCATCCCGGCGGTTCCTGCCTCCGGCGTGCTGGTCGTGGAAAGCACCGCTGAGGGTCAGGACGGGGCTTTCTACGACCTGGCGCAGATCGCAAAGGAGACAGCGGACAGCGGGCGGACGCTGAGCGAGAAGGACTACCGGTTCCACTTCTTCTCCTGGTGGGACGCCGACGAGTACGAGTTGGACCCGGATCTGGTGGTCATCACTGATCAGGACCATGAGTATTTCCGGCGCGTCGAGTCGATCATCGGGCGGCCGATCTCGATGCGCAAGCGCGCGTGGTACGTGGCCACGCGGCGTGCTGACTTCGCTGACGAAGCGCCGCTGATGTGGCAGGAATACCCGTCCTATCCGGACGAAGCCTTTTCCGTGTCGATGGAGGGCTGCTACTACGCGACACAGATCGCCACGGCGCGCCTGCAGGGCCGCATCCTGCCAAGCCTGCCGCGCGTCTCGGCGCCGGTGAACACCTTCTGGGACATCGGCAAGGGTGACATGACCTGCATCTGGATGCACCAGCGAGTAGGACCGGAAAATCGATTTATCGGGTACTACGAGGCGAGCGGTGAGGATTTGGATCACTATGCCGGGCATCTGCAAAAAACTGGCCTCGTGTTCGGGACGCATTACCTTCCGCATGAAGCTTCGCACAAACGGATTGGACGGGATGCAGATAGCAACCAAAGCATTCGCGAGATGCTTGAGGAGTTGCTGCCTAGCCATAGGTTCGATGTCGTTCCGCGCGTGACGCAACTGATCTCTGGAATACAGGCTACGCGCCGGCAGTTCGCGTCCTGTTGGTTTGATGAGACCGCCTGCCAGCAGGGGATCAAGAGACTGGCCGGCTACCGCAAGCGATGGGATCGCGCTCGTGGCTGCTGGTCCGACGATCATGAGCACAATGACGACTCTCACGGCGCGGACGCATTCCGGCAGTTCGGGCAGGTAGCAGACAAAGGCGATACGTTTGTCGTCGCAGCAGCGCCTAATTCATCAGCGCGACGCCCAGCAAGCTGGCGGGTGTAGTCAATCATGGGTATAAGCGTCAGCGACAAGGGGTGATCATGGCGAAACCACAACCGCTATCGCTTGAGGAGTACACGGCGTTCTGGACAGAGATCCAGGAGCAGCCGCCGTGGCGCGCCACAGCAGACCGCGAGGCAGACTACATCGACGGAAATCAGCTTGACGCTGAGATCCTGCAGCGCATGCGTGATGTCGGCATTCCTCCGGCCATCGAGCCTCTGATGGGGCCGGTACTGGCCTCTGTGCTCGGCATGGAGGTCCGGAACCGCGGCGACTGGAAAGTCTCACCGCAGTCTCAGACGGACAGTGCGGACGTGGCGGACGCGCTCAACTACAAGCTGCACCAAGCCGAGCAGCGCAGCCGGGCCGACGTGGCGTGCTCCGAAGCCTTCAAGTCGGAGATCGGGCCGGGCATCGGGTGGGTCTATGTCGGCAGAGAGGAAGACCCGTTCAAGTACCAGTACCTCGTCGAGCCGGTGTCGCGCAACGAGATCTATTGGGACTGGTTCGCTAAGCCCGACCTATCGGACGCGCGATTCCTGATCCGGAGGCGATGGTTTGACAAGAGAGTCCCGGAGTTGGTATTCCCGCAGCACAAAGACCTGATCCGGCACACAGTCAGTTCGTGGTCGGAATATGGCCTCGGGCACCTGATCGACGACGGCGGGAAGCTGCCCGATCTGGCGTACAGCCAGGACCAGGAGCGCGCGTGGTCCATCGAGGAGTCTCAGTGGCGCAACACGGCGCAGAGCAGGGTGGCAATCTGTGAGTGTTGGTATCGGCGGTGGGATCGCGTGACGGTCATTCGGGCGCCTGATGGGCGCGTCGCTGAGTTCGATCGCAAGAACTCGGCGCACGTCGTCGCGGTCGCGAAAGGCATTGTCGCCGTAGAGCAGGCGATCGTATCCCGCGTCCGTCTGTCGTGGTGGCTCGGGCCGCACAAACTGGCCGACGTGGATCATCCGGAACAGCACGGTCGGATTCCATACGTGCCATTCTGGGGGTTCCGCGAGGACCGCACCGGCGTTCCGTTCGGCCTTGCGCGCGGCATGATCTATTTGCAGGATCAGGTCAACGCGCTGCACTCCAAACTGCAGTGGATGCTTGCGGCGCGGCGCGTCGAGCGCACACAGGGCGCGGTGGTCGGCGATGACGAGCAGTTCCGGCAGGAGGTCGCGCGCCCGGACGCTGACATCATCCTTGATGCCAAAGCGATGCGCGACGGTGGCATTTTCAAGGTCCAGACCGACCTGCAGTTGTCGCAGCAGCAATTTCAGCGCCTGGCCGACTCACGAGAAGCCATCCGGAGAACTGGCGGCATCTACAGCGAGTTCCAGGGACAGAATTCAAACACGACCAGCGGCGTGCAGTTCAATGCGCAGGTCGATCAGAGCAACCAGTCGCTTGCCGACATCCAGGACAATTTCAAGACGGCGCGTACTGCTGTCGGTCAGCTCCTGCTCGAACTGATCATCGCCGACACGATCGGCAAGCGCGAGGACGTTTTCCTTGACGGAAACCATCTTGTCGAGGACCGCACGATCTCTCTGAATTCCCCGGCCGTCGACGACGACGGTCTGGAGTATTTGGACAACGACGTTTCGCGGGTCGCGCTGTCTGTCGGGATTGACGACGTGCCGTCCGCGGCGACCTTCCGGCAGCAGCAGCTCAATGCGCTGTCCGAAGCCTTCAAGGTCATGCCGCCAACCTACCAGTCTGCCACGTTGCCGTTCATGCTCGCTCTGATGGACCTCCCGAATCGGGATGACCTGATCAGGGCGATCAAGGAAGCCGGCGCCGGAGCGTCGCCAGAGCAGATCGAGGACCGCATCAAGCAGGCTGTCGAACAGGCGCTAGTCAAGGCTCGCGCAGACATCGAAATCAGGAAACTGGAACAGCAGCAGCCGCTGATCGATGCGCAGGTCAGCAAGGTGGCTGCCGAGGCGGCCACCAAGGCTGTCGAAGGGTTCTTCTCTGCGACAAGGGCCGCGAACGAAATCGCGCTCATGCCGCAACTCGCGCAGTCTGCAGACCAGATTCTCAGTTCGGCCGGGATGCCTGACCACGATGCAGCGCCGCTCATCGCGCCAACGCCATCCGTGGTGCAGGGCGCAGACCTTCCGCAAAACACTTCGCCGTTATTCCCGGCGAATCCTGATGTCGGGATAAATTCCGGCATCGAGCAATCAGGAGCACAGCAATGAGCTTTTTGTACGAGTCCGCGGCGCGATATGGCGCAGTCACCCCGAGTGATTCTACCGTCCTGTCGTTCAAGGCGCTTTACATAGGCGGCACGGGGACAGTGGTCTTGAGGCAGGCCGGAAGCGACGTGGCAGCAGTCACGTTCGCCGCATTGCCTGCCGGCACTATCCTTCCGGTTGCCGGAAATCGAGTCATGGCCGCGTCGACGGCAACCAATATCGTCTGGCTCGACTGGTAAATGCATCTCAATCATGCTACAAAGGCACTGCCCGCCGTGATGGCGCGCATTCCGCAGCAGATGGAGGCTGCCGGCCCTTCGGGGCCCCAGCCATTTTTGTGTAGCACCCGCTCGCATCTCGCCCGCAGCACAAGCGATATGTGACCGGATGGCCCACCGTGATGGTGCGCCGATCCTGTAGATGGAGCGATTGATGGGAAAAGACCTGTCCTACTTCATGGAGCACCCCGACGAGTTCGAGGGCCTGTCAGACGAAGGTCGCATGCTGCTTTCCAACGGCGAAGCGATCGAGGGCGAGATTTCCGGCGATTCGCCCGCCGCCGACGAGACACCAGTGGAAGATCAGCAGGTCGAAGAAGGCGCAGAGCCGGACGCTCCGGCGCCCGTTGTCGTTGCAAAGGACGGGGTGCACACGATCCCGTTCGAGGAACTGCAGCGCGCGCGGGATGAAGCAAGGCTCTGGCAGTCGAGGGCCGAGGCCGCCGAGGCGGCAAGGCAGGCTCAGGCCGATCAGCCGGCAGATGCTGTCGATATCAAGGCGTTGCGCCGCGAACTGCGTGAAGCAACGCTCCTTGAAGACGAGTCGCGCATCGATGAACTGGAATCACAGATCGACGCGGAGTTGGCACGCAGGGCAGAAGCCGCAGCAATCCAGGTCGTCGAGCGGCGCAATGCTGAACAGGCGCTGGCGTCAGAGCAAGCCGAAATCGAGCGTGCAGCATCGTCGCTGGTGGCGAAGTATCCTGCTCTGGACCACACCAAGCCCGATACGGAAAACGTCGAGGCAATCGCGATGGTGCAAACCTTGAGTGCGCTGTATGCGCAGCAGGGTCGAGGCCGCTCGCAGGCGCTTGTCGACGCCGTTGGCAGGGTGGCAACCCTGTTCGGTTTCGATGCCGCCGCCACGGACGGCAGCGCCGACGCCGCAGCGAAGGCAGACAAAGTGATTGCCGCAGCAAGCGCCAAGGCCAAAGTGCCTTCCAGTATGGCCGGCATCCCGGCAGCGCCGACCCCGCCGACCGACGAAATCCAAGCCCTCAGCCAGATGAGCACGCAGCAAATCCAGGACAAGATGATGGACATGCCGCGCGAGAAGATCATGGCTCTTCTGGCCCGTCAGATGTAAGCAAATCGCAACCAATGTCCCGCCGTGATGGCGCGACCTTCCTCTTACAGGAGCAACAAACATGGCAACCACAACCGTAGCATATGGGTCTGACCAGCAGGTCAAGATCCAATCGGTCGGCCTGTTCGCCTCGTGCATGCAGCGCAAGACCGGACTGAACCGCATGGCTGGCAAGATGAGCAAGCAGGCCGACGCGAGCGGCAACATTCGAATGGCGTCGAGCAACAAAATGCCGATCGTCCGCGTTCAGGAACTCAACAAGTCGGCCGGCGACGAAGTGACGTTTGACCTCGTCAACCCGATCAAGGCGATCCCGATCATGGGCGACGAATGGGCGCAGGGCAAAGGCCAGGCGATGACGTTCTCGGCCGACCGTCTGCGCATCAATCAGGCTCGCTTCCCAATCTCTGCCGGCGGCGCGATGACGCAGCAGCGCACGCCGCATCAACTCCGCCCGCTGGCGCAGGATCAGGCGCTTTCTGCTCTCGAACGCTTCTCAGACCAGGCGACGCTGACGCATCTCGCGGGCGCCCGCGGATTCCACGACAACATCGAGTGGTGCGTTCCGGTTTCGACCCACGCCGATTTCTCGAAGGTGATGGTCAACACCGTTCGCGCACCGACGCGGAACCGGCACTTCCTGTCCACCGGGTCCGGGCTGGAGCAAGTCCCGACCGGCGGCTACACGATCGCGACGACAGACGTGTTCAACACCGATGTCGTTGACGGCATCGCGACGTGGCTGGATGGCATGCCGCTGCCGATTCCTGGGGTCGAGTTCCCGGGTGACGAGGCGGCGCAGGATTCCCCTGTCCGCGTGCTGATGGTTTCGGCAGAGCAGTACAACTCGTTCGTCAAGTCCACCAACTTCCGCACGCTGCAGGCCAACGCGCACACCCGCGGTCAGCTCGCGAAGAACAACCCGGTCTTCATGGGCGACGCGCTCATGTGGCGCGGAATCCTGATCATCAAGATGCCGCGTCCGATCAGGTTCTACCCGGGCGATACGGTGCAGTGGTGCGCTTCCACCACGTCGGCAACCGAGACCGCTGGCACCATTCCGGCGCTTGGCTCGGGTTATGCAGTCGATCGCGCAATTCTGCTCGGCGGCCAGGCTGTCGCCGAGGGCTTCGGTCGCCACAACGGCAGCGGTAGTTCGTATTTCACCGCCGAGGAGGTGACCGACTTCGGCAACCAGCGCGAGTACGTCGTCGGCGAGATCGCCGGCCGCTCGAAGATCCGTTTCCTCGTGGATCACGGTTCAGAACTGCAATACACAGACTACGGTGTTGCAGTCTTCGACACCGCTGTTCAACTGGCTGTCTAAGGAGGCTGAGCAATGGCAACCATCACCAAGAAGTTCCAGCGCCAAGAAACGTCGCACGCCGCTCCGTTCGGCAACGGCTGGCGCCAAACCTACACGTTCGAGACCAATTCGTCCGGGTATTTCCTCAACTCCGACACGCCGGGCGCGGCCGTTGGCAGTGGCGATGTGGTTCGGTTCGGCATTCTGCCGGCCGGAGTTCGTCTCCATGACGCACTGGTCATCATCTCCGACGCCTTCGCCGCCTCGACGACCTACAAACTCGGCTTCCAGTACGTCGACGGCGTCGATTCGACGGCGGTCCCGCAGGATGACGACTACTTCATCGTCGCTGGCACAGCGAGTTCGTCAGCGGCCCGCACGGCTGCCAACAACACCGCGGTTCGCCCAGTGACGCTGCCGAAGGAAGCCTACCTGATCCTGACCCGTGCCGGCGCCGCCGACTCTGCGGCCGGCATCATGGATGTCATCGTCAAGGGTACGCTGGTCGGCGTGTAACAGCAGTCAACATCCGCCCGGTGCCAACCAAGCTCCGGGCGGGCTTCACATGGAGCAACGATGCCAACAGCCATCGCATACGTCGGTCGCAGGCCGTTTCACAGGGACGTGACCTACGGTACTGGTGAGTGGGTCCAAGGGCAGAGCAAGGTCGTTGATGATGCAACGGCATTCCGCATGCTCAAGCACCACGACGTCTACACGGAAAGCGCGGACACCGGCGCCCAGGTCGTCGAGCAGAAGCCCGATGATCAGGACAACCAGGACGACGTGCAGGACGCTCTGGACGCCATCGGGCGCATGGACTCTGCGACCTTGTGTTCGTTCGTGTCCGATAACTTCCAACAGAAGATGGACCGCCGCAGGTCCGTCGAGTATCTGCGCTCCGAGGCGACGCGCATGCTGCACTTGTACGGGCTTGCGTCGTGAATCTCGGAGAACTGATCGCAAACTTCCGTGTTGATGAGCGCGACACGGCCGCGCCATACAACTGGCCGGACGAAGACCTGACTCGATGGTTCAACGAGGCGGTAGAGGAAGCAGCGATTCGCAAGAGCTTGATCATGGAAGAATTGACGCTGACCCTGACAGCAGGTGATACAGGCGTCACCATCCCGGCGCGGGTCGTCGAGGTTCGCACCGCAAGAATCGTCGAGGCGGGCGTCACCTATTGGCTTGACCCGACAGATCGGTACGAGCAGGACCGACTGAACCGCGACTGGCGAGACCTCATCGAGCGGCCGACTGCTTTCATCCATGACGATTCGTCGATCACGCTCAACCGGATCGTGGCGGCGTCCGGGGAACTGAAGCTCGAGTGCTATCGCGTACCGGTCGACCCGATGGCGGACGACTCCGACGAGCCGGATATCTCCGCCGTGCATCATCGTCGGCTCGATGGCTGGGTTCGGTACCGGGCCTACATGGTTCCCGACTCGGACTTCGGCGACAAGAAGCGGGCCGAGCAGGGGCTTGCGGACTTTGAAGACTACTTCGGCCAGCGGCCGGACGCGGACCATCGGCGCAACAACAACGCCAATCGGCCGCACAGAGTGAAGGCGTGGGCATGAAAGACCAACCATTTGATCCGCGGGACCACGAGGCGTTTGTCCGTGAGATCGACGCGGCGCAGTACCACACAAATCTGCAAAATCTTCCCCGTGGTGTCATCCCGAAGCGTCGAGGGATGTCGATGGCACAGAGCATTGCGGCAGAAGGGGTGATCTACCAATCCGGCGTCCCTTGGTGGCTTCCTCCTGGCGATGGCGGTGCCAACGGCCTGAGCTTCACAGGCACTCGCGGGGTTTTCACGTTGAGTGCGGCAGCTCCAATGGCGGGACTTGGTTCTACTGTCCTGTCTGGTGGTTATATGTACCTTCCGTCAGGAGCTGGAGGTCTTGCAACGGGTGGGTTGTATTGGTTCGTCATGACAGACGATACAAACGGAGAGGTGTTTGCAGAAACTTACACTTCTGGCAAATCAGTTCGCGTTTCTTCACCAACTGCACTGCCAAACCTGACAGCCGGGAGAATTACCCAATCAACCTCCGAAATAAATCTTGAGTCGTTTGTCATGCCTGGAGGAAGTTTGGGTGACAACGGGATCTCAACGTTTTCATTTAGGTGGTTTACATCCAGCACAGCAGGTGTGAAGTCTGTTCGGTTGCGCACCGGGGGTGGTGTTGCATGGTTTTCAGGGTTGACGACAACTGCTAGCAATAATTTGACTGCGCAGTCAACCAGAAGCAACATGGCATCCCAAAGCCGGCAAGTTGGAAACAGAACCGGGTCAGGGTCTGGATGGGATTATCTAGGTGCCACAACGTATGCGTCTGACGTAACTACAGTTGACACATCTGTCGACGTGACATTCACAGTTACGGCTCAGGTTGCGGTTAACACTGATTCAATCGTGGTTATACCAAGGCTATTCGCAGTTCAGTACGGAGCATAACCAATGGCGATCACGAAATTCCCGAATACGGCCGCCGGAAAAGCCGCTGCAGAAGCCATTCCGCAACCAAGATACATTATGGAGGGTGCTAGGATTACGGTCTTCACCGGGGCAGACATCCCTCCAGTAGAAGCGACCGTCGACCCGGCGTCCATCGTCTTGACGACCCGGCAACTGATCCAAGGCGCGGACAATATTGCACGTGCCCACGCGCTGGCCATCGAGGGGTACATTCGCGGCATAGTCGGAGTCGATGCCAAAGACCAGGCAGACCAGATTCCGGCGACCGGCAACTACTCGCAGATCAAGTTCTGGCGCTGGAACAATCAGACGATCCGGCGCTCCGATGCGAACGTCAATGCGCTGCGCGTAGCAATCGGCGTCACTCCGGCTGTAATGGATCAAATCTTCGTCGCCGGCAGCGGAATGGACCCGTGACAACGAAACTCGCTCTCGCAGCAGGGCAGACCCATGTTGAAGTCGTGCGGTGGGAGTCGGATGTTGTCGCATACAAGGCGATCAGCGGGGTTTCCAATTCTGCGCCGGCATCAGTCACCGCTCCTGGACATGGCCTGAAAACTGGTTGGCGAGCAGCGGTTGAGGCGGTAAAAGGTCCGTCCGACATCAATGCAAAGAGCAGCCCTCCGCGCTCGTCCGATTACTACATCATTACGAGCACCGGGACTGACACGCTGACGCTGGATGGAGTCAACACAATCGGTATGCCGGCCTACGTCGGCGGCGGGGCGTTGCGGTATTTTGTTCCCAAGAGCATCGCAACGGCCACCGCGAGCATGGACATCGTTGATCGCTGGACACCGATTGCTCGCGGAATCTCGCGCCCGCATCTCGAAGACGAGGCATACGCAGAAGGCGACATCGTTCATGTTGTTCCAGGAACGCACTACGTCTGCACAACTGCCGGGACGTCAGACGTTTCGCGCCCTGCCGATCTGCTTGCCGGCGACGGAACAGTAACGTGGGCAGCCAAAACTGACTTTACCGGAACGACGGTGTATGTGAGCCTCAGCAACACCAGCGGAATCACGCTGAACGACACGGAGCACACGATCACGTGGACGGTCTCGGCATCCGATTTGTCTGGTGAGTATTGGACAACTGCCGTCGCGCAACTGGAGGTCACGGTGTCAGGGGTTGTGTCTCGCGTGGCCGAATACGCCATTACGGTGGACCATGAGACAACGAGGTAACGGAGAGATGCGCTGCGCCCGCATTGCCGCTCACTGGCTCATCTGCTCCGCCGCCCTTTCCTCGATGGAAGGCTGATCATGGAGTCGGTTGTTATTTCAGGCTGGCCATCGGGGATGGACAACATCCACGCCGACCACGAGACAACCAGGTAGCAATGTGATGCGCCGGTTTGCCCATTGGCTCGCCGCATCATCAGCCCTGGCGTTCTTCGCCATCTCGGCAACCGCCTTCTGCTTCGTCGTGTTGGCCGCTGTGGCAGCGGATCGCATCTGGCCGAACGCTGGCATGGGCAACTGCTGGACGCATGTCCTGCCGCGCTGGTGGAGGCGTGGAGGCTATATCGCGATTCGCCGCGCCGACCGCGTGTCGCTCTGCAAGTGGCTTCCCGTGCCACATGCGCTGCACATTGAGAGTCTGCCGCGACGTGGAGTCAAGCTGAGCCAGTTCGTTCCAACCAAGCGCAAGCAGCCGAGAGTCTGCCAAGCAGTGGTCGGCTACTACGCCGGCGAGGTCCGCACGGTCGAAGCCCCGCACAACGCAACAGAGGAGTAATGCCAAATGGGCGTTTTCAATGTCACACAGGCGATTTCAACGAGCCTCTCAACGGTGCTGCTCAACGCGGTCGACGCCGACGCTGCGGCCGGATACATCGAGTTCTACACGGGCACGATGCCGGCCAAGCCGGAGACTGCGCCTGGCGGCGGGAACACCAAGCTTGGTACTTGCACGTGCTCTGTCACGTCAGGCACTGTCGCTAGCGGGGTCTATACGTTCTCGGCGATTACGATGGACTCAGCCGCAGATGCCGATGGGACTGCTGCATGGGCACGTGTACGGGATGGCGCGGGCAACGCCTGTTTCGACGTGGATGTCTCGGTGACTGGCGGCACTGGAACTGTGCAGATGCCAACAACGTCGATCAAATCTGGCGGCCCCATCGCATTCAACAGCTTCACCATCAAGTTCTCGCCTGGGACGTGGTGATATGGCTGACTTCGGGCCGCATGCAGGGGATACCAGATCGAGCGTAGGTCTTGTTGCGATTACTCCGCATGCCACGGCACACACGAAAGGATCTTGGGCCACGCAAGATGGCTCAACGCCTGATCGCGTCGACGGTCTGTACATCACCCCTGTCTTTTTTGGCGACAACAGCACGCGCAGGACTGTGCTTGTCGACGTGGGAGTGGGGCCTGGCCCAACGACGCTGATCAGTAACCTGATGGTCTGCCCTTCGCATGTGGCGAATAACTCGCGAGAGGTCGCGCAACACGCATATTTTCCGGTCGCGTTACCGCCATCTGAATTGTTCAAGATGCGCGCTCAGTCAAGCATGGCATCGCATCCTGACGTGTACGCTTACGTCATGCCAATGAAGTCAGGGTTGCCGTGCGTAGGGTCTGTCGTTGACACATACGGAGCAGATACCGCGAACTCACGAGGAACGACTTTAACCGCATCTGGGACAGATAACACCTATGGGTCGTGGGTGCAGCTCACGGCGTCCAGCGAACGCGTCAAAGCAATCGTGTTGGCGTTTGGGCACGGACAAGCCGATTGGTCCGCGTTTACAAACCAGTGGGCCATTGTCGATATCGGGATAGGTGCGGCGGGTTCGGAGATGGAGATTCTGACGCTTGCCGACTTGGGGGCGTCTTCTGGCACGCAGATTCTCGCTCAGCAGTGGTACGGCCCTTACTTTCTGGACATACCAGCCGGGACACGCATTTCTGCCAGGGTGCGGAAGCAATACACTTCTGCCAGCCAGCGGACAATCGACGTGATTCTCTACGGGATTCGATAGCATGGCACTTGTCACCAATGGAACGCAGACCGCGACGATTTCCACGAAGCACCAGCTTTACACGACGAGCACGGACGGCGTGTATGCGCTCGGCGTCGACACCAGCGCGATGGCGCTCGGCGACGTACTCGAGCTGTACGCAGAGGCCGATTTTGAGTCCGGCGGCACCAATCGGCAGGTTCTGTTCGCGACGTACTCCCACGTGCAGGCTGACCCCGGCAAGGTGTCAATCCCTGTCATCGCCCCGTTTGGTGTGACATTCCATCTCAAGCAGACCGCCGGCACTGGTAGGGCATTTCCGTGGTTCGTGGCTTCCGTGTAAGCCCTTCTGCCAGAACTACTGCCGCCCTGTCACGGGCGCAGATCGCGTTCGGGAATGCCGTTGTATCACCAGTCGGCGAAGGTCTGGCCACGCAGTTCATGGCCACCGTCGATGCCGTTGTCTCGCCGGTTGGTACTGGTGTTGCAACGCAGTTCATAGCTTATGGCGCTTCTGTCGTTTATCCGGTTGGCACCGCCAGTGCAAAATTCGGATGGTACGCAGACGGCGCAATCACCATCACGCCAACCGCGGCAGCCAGCGCGGCATACGTTCATCAGGCATCCGGCTCCGCGAACATCTCTCCGATCGCAGCAGGCACAGCGAAGTACGTCTATCAGGCCACTGGCGCAGCGACGGTTCAGCCGCTCGCCGCGGCGAGCTCGCAGATTCCGACCATCAGTGCGACTGGCGACGCCATCATCGTTCCGATGGCTTCTGCAGTCGCGATTCATGGCGTGTTCGCTGTCGGCTCCGCCATCATCTCGCCAATCGGCAGCGCACGAGTCAATGCGCTGCACCGGTGCGGCTCCGTCATCGTCCTGTCGCCAATCGCCGCAGCACAGGCAACGCACACCCCGCCAGCAGCGCGCCCGATCAGGTGCCGCGGCCTGGCCATCATCAGACCAATAGGGCAAGGACAAGCCAGTGCCTAGCAAACCAATCAGCTTCGGGCCGTGGAAGAAAGGCATCGTCAATACGGTCGCCCAGTTCTCGATGCCGAAGGATGCTGTTCTCGACGCTCTGAACGTCGATTTCCTGAATAACGGATGGGGGCGATCGAGGCCGGGCTTCGGCCCTGCGACCCCTGTCGATCAGGGTCACTCGCTCAGCACGGCTGGCAGTACCACGCTCATGGTGTTTGGCGAGGATCTGGTAGTGCTCGAGACCGTGGCGCCGCTGACGACGACGACGCTGCGCACTGGTCTTACTGCCATGCGCCCCGTCAGCTACGCCGAGATGGCCGGCGAGGTATGGTGGAGCAACGGCGAGGAAAGCGGGCGCTGCAACGCGGACCACACCGACTCTCCGTGGGCGGTTCCGACCCCTGCGAGTGCGCCGACGCTGGCATCCAACCTGTCCGGCACGTTGCCGGCAGGGTCGTACCGGGTTGCGATCACTCATGCGATGCTCGACGGCGAGGAGTCGGCGGCAAAGCTTGCGGCGGTCGACCTGGCTGCCCAGGGCGGAATCACCGTGACGCTGCCGGCGGCACAGACTGGCGTCGACAAGTTCGTCGTCTATTGCTCAGGGCCAGACGGTGCCGTCCTGCAGCGGTATTCGACCGTTGCGGCTGCAACGGCCAGCGTGTCTATTTCTGCGCCCGCAGAGGGCCGTTCTGTTGGGCAGAGGGCGTTTCTCTCGCCGCTTCCTGCCGGAGACACGGTGGCGTTCTTCAATGGCCGCTTGCTGTCTGCGAGCGGGCGAGTCCTGAGCTATTCGGACACCTACGATTTCGGCCTCTACAACCCGGCGAAGAACTGGATCATGTTGCCGGATGAAATCCGCGTTGTTGCCCCATGCGAGAACGGGGTTTTCGTCGGCACGGCATCTGCTGTCTATTGGTACGCAGGCACGGATATCGCGCAGGCCGAGGTGTTCGAGCGCATCAGGTCGTCATCCGTGCGCGGTACGGTGTTCTTCCATCCCAACGGAAAGGCGGTCGGGTGGATGAGTGCGGACGGCATGCTGATCGGCACGCCGGACGGCGCCATCACATCGCCGATGCGAGCAAACGGATTCCTTCCGCCAGAGGCCGAGCACGGCAACGCTTTTGTACTGGAGCACAAGGGCGAGACGCACGTCATCTTCTCGCTCGACTCATCGGCGCGATACCCAGCAAACGTCGACCCGGGATTCACCGCTGCGCGCGAAGCCTACGACGACGAAATGGGCGCACTGTCCGTCAATCTGGCGACAGGAGCGGCGAGCCGCTACGGTGGCGCATGGGTGTTCAACTCGCTGGCGCAGATCGGCCGGTCGGCCTACGGCATGGATGCGGCAGGGCTGCGCGAGATTGTCGGCGGTGACGACGACGGCAACCTGATCGAGTGCGTACTCGACCTTGGCAAGCCGTCTGTCAGCGGGCAAATCTGGACCCCGATCGCCATCTACGCCTATGGCGAGGCCACTGAGAAGCTGACGCTCGTCGTCGTGCTTCCAAGCGGGCAGGCATATGAGTACCTGTCGCACAAGTCGGCGCCGGACGCGCAGTGCATGCGCTTCCAGCCTGGCAAAGGGCTGCGGGCGGTCTATCACTGGCTACGGCTGACGAACATCCCGTATGGCGGCGAATTCACGCTGGCGCACGTCGAGGCACTGCCTGGCGTTTCGCAGAGGAGAATCGGCGGGTGAAGTGGCCCAACGACACCAAGGATTTCGCTCTGCCAGTCCGTGATGTCGACGTCGGGCAGCCGGCTGAGTCGGGGATGCGCCTTGGTGTCTCAGGCATCAGGACGGTCGAATGGACGCAGAACGACGGGTCGGTTGTTCGCCTGTCGCACCGCGGCGGGCATCCGATCTTTGAGAGCGCGCATGGGGCTGGCGCCGGAGATGGCAACGAGACCTATCGCCGCGGATTCGTCGCCGTCGTCCCGGGCGCGACGACCGGCACGCTGTTCAACCCCTACACTCTGGACGTCGTACAGCACGGGTTCAAGCCGGCCGGCGCTCTGTACTACGTACTCGACTTCAAGACGACATGGAATGTTTCGCCGACCGACACGACGGATTGGGCCGATGTCATCGTGTTCGACAACGGCAAGGTGCTCATCAATGGGCTTCGCATGGCGCCGCCGCTGCAGGATTTGGCAAGCATTCCGGCCGGCAGCATCCCGTACTTCATCAACACGGGCCTGACCGATCAGTACGGACGCACAGGGGACCGCAGGGTCTTCGCCATCAACCGCGAACTGGTCAAGTCGTGGGCTTCGAGCGGGGTCACGGACACGCTGACGCCGACGACTCCGCGCACGGACGAGAAGGCGCTGACAATCGGACCACGACCGGTGCGCGCGACACATCGCGCATGGCTAGCGCAACTCTACTACTCCGGGTCTTCGGCGACGGACGACGCTGGTACGTGGGCGTTCTCGCAGCGCGAGGTCAACATGATGCTGGCCTCGCCGTTCCTGTCGGGGACGAACAGCAGTTCGAGCGTGGACATGACTCCTCCTTCGCTGGCGAGCGCAGGGACAGACACGACGGCCAGAGGAACACCGATCACGCTACCGTCAACGCCAATTGCCCTGAAATCGAACGATGCACGAATCGTGCAGAGTAACCAGAATCTGCGCATCATCTACTGGTATTGGGACTCGACGTTCTCATCCCCGCTGCAGGCGCAGGAGTACGGCAACAACACGCGGCTGACGTACTCTGGCAGCGGAGCATCGTCGGTCACACAAGCCGGCGTGACGCTCGACTTCGCGTGTAGCAACGTGAAGACATGGGATACGCGAGACATTGGTCTGGTGATGGACAACCAGTACATCCAGATCGCAGCGTCTGGCCAGTATGCGTCGTACTCCGGTCTGTCTCTCGATGCTGACGCAACGAACCTGATATGGAGTGACACCTATGCTCCTCTTCGTGGTGTGCAGAGCGTATGGGTTGATGATTACCTGATCTCTCCGGCTGGAACGAACCCGATCCGATACTATGAGGACCAGACCATCTCTGCGACTATTGAGGCGAACGGATCAATCCTGTTGGTCAGCGTATCGGCGTCTTCAAGCACATCTAGCGGTGGGGCGTGGAACGTCACGCCGAACACGACTCACTACAATGCGTTCATGGGACAGGCGTCAACGTATCCAGGCCATACGTATGGGATGGGAATAGGCGGGCGGTTGCAGTTGGACGCAAAGTATTACCCGGCGAGCGACATCATTCCGGTCAACGACTACTACAAGCAGAATCCTTCACCGCCGCCGAAGCAGACTCCTGCGGTTCTGGCAGAGATCGATGCGTCATTCGACGCCAAGGCCACCGAGTACCAACAGCAGACGTACTACGACTGTGAGAACAGCAACGGTGACTCTCGGTACAACTTCTACTCGGCGTCTAGCACTGCGTCTGTGAACAGGAGCGCGAAGTCTCTGACATTGGCAACGCGCGATTTCATCGCGTTCGACGAAGACAACGGCGTCTACATCAGCGTCGACGGAGAGTTCTCCGGGCAGGATGCGGATGCGACGCTCACAGTGTCCTTGGTCATCGAGACGCGCCACCACTCGACAACCATCCAACTGCTGACGCGCGACTACTCGTATGGCGACCTGCTGCCAGAATACGAAATCGGCTCGACCGGCAAGTACGCCATCCCGTCGCCGCAGATTCGGGCCATGTTCGCCCCGTTGTACCGCGAGCAGGGTTCGTTCAAGGGAGCGCACTACGTCACGCAGGCCGAGGAAGGTCTCGGCGCCACGCCGGCGCACCTGTTCAACTTCAGGCTGATCCTGCACACGCTGTCCGATGTCGGCGAGGTCAACGAGCTGAACGCGACCGACACCAACGTCCACTTCGTGCCGTTCAACCTGCTGGAGATGCTGTACTGCTTCGTCTTCTCGCAGGACTACGGGGTCGGCGCTTCGACCGGGCAGCGTTACCCAGTGACGTTCACCACGAGATTCAACGACCTCGCGACAAACCTCTTTGGCGTCCCGTTTGATGTCGCCGTCCGGGATGGGACAATAGGCGACTGGACACACGCGCTGCACTCGTCGTTCGTCGGCGTGCATGGCGCATCACTGCATAGGGTGTAGCAATGACTGACCTTGTTGAATCGCCAATTGGCACCATTCCGACGATCGCCATCGACACGTCCGGGCTTTTCACTCCTGGCGCAGCCTATGCGATCAAGCTCAATGCCGACTTGGTGAACGGCATATGGGATCTGGCGCAAACCAAGGCGACGGACTTCGCGACGCAGATCGACGGACTGGTCAACGCCACGACCGGCTGGCTCGTGAACAACCCGGTAGCGAACATCACCGCCGGCGCGATCACGGCGGCGTCGCCGACCGAGCCAAGCATGACCATTGCCGACACCAGCACGGCGCTCGTGGTCAATGACTTCAACTCGGCGGCATCCGCCATCGTGTCGGCGCTGTACTCGCGCTTCTCGACGTTCATCAGTACATGGTTCCCGGACGAGCAGGCGACCTACGACGCCGCCGAAGCGTGGCTTGTCGATGCGATCGGGAACACCACGAGCGGCGCCATCCCGGCAACGATCAGGACGGCGATGATTCAGGACGGGCTGGCGCAGATCGCCGCAGACGAGGCGAAGGCGCTTGAGGAAGTCGATGCGGCCTGGGCTGCTCGCCGCCATCCGCTGCCGTCTGGTGCGCAGACCTATGCGGCACTGCGGATCAACCAGGCGGCGCTCGATGCGTCTGCGGCGCTCACTCGAAGCGTGACGATCAAGGATTTCGAGTTGACCTACCAGAAGGCGCTTGAGGCTGTGCGGATGGCGATGGCGAACCGTCAGGCTGTGCTGACGGCGGCGCGCGAGTACATGGCGCACGAGATCACGGGCGATCAGATCGGGCTGCAGGTGACGGACACGGCGCACCAGTCGAGCGTCCGGAAGCTGAGTGCCGCGTACCAAGCCTACGCGACGCGCATCAACGCCAGCGAACTGCTGCTGAAGATCGACCAAGCCGACGAGGGGCTGGCGTTCGAGGCAGCGAAGGCGAACCAGATGAAGGATGTCAAGAACGTCGATTCCTACGTCGAGGCGTTCATGGCGCAGGCACAGATGCTCGCGCACCAAGTCACGGCGATGCTGAACAACGTGCGTGCCGGCGGGTCCAGTTCGTATTCGGTATCCGGCTGACGATGGTTTCCGTATGCCGCCAATCATGGCAGTCTTGCGTGACAATCGGCATGCTCAGGTGGCGAGGTAGATGATGAAGCGACGGAAGTGCATGGCAGATGGCGGAGTGCTCGAAAAGGCAAATGAGCGCGTCCGCCAGGCGGTCGGCGGGATCGCCGCTTTTCTCAATGTCGGCAGGCCGGCCACGACCGAGATCGTTTCTGGTGGGCGCACCAATGTTCCAGACGGCAGGCAGATCGTTCAGGCGGACGATCGGGCCGACATGCCGCAGGATCGCAACCCGCGGCGCTTCGCCGATGAGGTCGATCAGAGGAAGCAGGCCCGTAGTGGCGGGTACGAGGCAGGAGGAATCCTGCTGAACGACAGCGCAGACCGACTCAACCAGCAGGCGCAGGTTGCGCCAGGTGGCATCGCCTCGTTTCTCTCCGGCATACAGGACGCCATCCGCGTTCCGACTCAACCTATCGGGCCCAGCCTTGCTCAGTCTTCCGCACCGGTTGGAATGTCGCCGCAGTCGCAAGGTCTGCTGACTGGCATCAGGGACTACAGCACGACGCCGGCTCAGCTTGCCAACAGCGGCAAGCCGGCGTTCGTGAACGAGGACGGATCGCCTCGCAACATGGGGCAGTCCGTCCAGACCGTCGCGCAGCAGCCGATCATGACCATGAAGGAGCGCGACATCGCCGCCGGACTCGATCCGAATCGGGCGTATCGCCCTGGCTCTGCTGCAGACCCATACGCTTCCGGGGTTGGCGCTGCCGCCACGGCGCAGCAGTCATCGTATCCTGCCGATCTGGCGAGGAATCCTATCGCAGCGGCTCCGGCCCGGCGTCCGCGTCGGCAGGTTGGATATGCCCGCGGCGGGATTCTGCCGGTCCTGGGCATCGGATCGGGAACGTCTGACAGCATTCCGGTCGTGCTTGCGGGGCACAAGGTCCGCGTGTCGAATGGCGAGGGCGTCGCGGTACTTCCGAAGAAGACGATGGACACCCCGGGTGCCGTTGCGGCTGTCGAGAGTCTGATCGAACAGACAAACGGCAAGCCGCCCGTGCCGATGAAGGATGGCGGCGAGTACGCTGGCGGGGCTCTGCCGGTCAGGCAGTACCCTGACGAAATCGACGTTGCACGCGGCCTGATGGAAACAGAGAACGCTAGGGCGGCGGATGCGGCGGCCAGAGCAAAGGCTGCTCGGGCGGGAGCGGTTGTTCCTGTTGCTGCTCAAGAAACGTATCGACCGGACTGGACGCAGCCGCGCAACGTTCCAGCTCAATTTTCGCATCCAGCAGTTGAAGGGGTTGTCGAAACAGTCGCAGACCAACGTGCGGCCAGCATGGCGGCGCAACCAAGGGCGCTCAATGCCCCGACAAACGTCGTCCCGCCAATATCGCAACCGAACTGGACCTCTGGCGGGAATCCGCCAAACGTCGGGCCAATTGGCGGTGGGCAGTGGGCAAACCAAGGTTGGAACAGCCCGCCAGGGCGGTCCACAATGCCGCAAGGGAGCGGCATTCAAAGCGTGTTGCAGGCGCTTCCTGCTCCTACGCCAGAACTGATGAAAGCATCCAGTGACGCAAGAACCGCTGCTGGCGCAAAGGCTGCCGGGCGGGCGTCCAAAGAGGCTGCAGCGTATGCCAGCAGGCCGGCGTTTGAGACATCGCCGTGGGCGAATGCTCGACCGAATGCTGCGATCGCCGGGAAAGTGCTCGGTCGAGTCATTCCGGCGGTAGGTGGGGCGATCTCTGCAGCTAACATTGCTGATGTGGCGACAGATCCGAACAAGACCAAGGCAGACGTTGCTACGCAGGCCGCACGCGAGGCAGGCGGATTGGGAGCAGCGGTAGCAGGTGGCGCGCTCGGAGCAAAGGCTGGCGCAGCTCTTGGCGTGCTTGGTGGACCGCTTGCTCCGATCACCGTTCCGGCAGGAGCATTGGCCGGCGGCATTGTTGGAGGCTTGGCATCCAATTATGGCGCAAACGCTTTGATGGATCTTGGCGGAGATGCGCCAGCCAAAGACGCTAACGGTGTCGTGACGCAGTTTTTTGGCGGGAGTGCACAGCAACCAACTGTTGATCCAGTTCGCGCAAGGCACAACGCCATTCTGAACAGCGGGGCAGCAGCAGGATCAATCAATCTGCCAATCACACAGGCAGCCAAGCAGACAGCTTTCGCCAACACCGATGCCGCGCGGCGTGTTGCTGCCAACGAGGATTCCGGAGCCGCGATGCACAACGGCATCGTCACGTCCGAAATGGGCAGAGGCTTCGACCCGACGAAACTGACGATGGCCCCTGGCTACGGCATGGCCTCGAACGCTGCCGGTAAGACGTTGAGTATCGGCCCGAGCCAGTACGTCGCCGCTGACGGTTCGCAGACCTCTCGATGGGAAGACACGCAGGCGTACAAGGATGCGATCGCGCGCAACGAGGCGGACAAGATGCGTCTGGCAGAAATGCAGTCTCGCCGGCTTGGAACTGATCCGATGGCGATCCAGACCGCAAGGCAGGGCATTGCAAGCGCGCTGCTGGCGAACAAGGCGCAAGAGGCTACGATGCAGCGGAATGCGTACATCCAGTCGCTCGTCACCAAGGCTGCCGCTGAGACGGACCCATTGAAGCAGCGCGCCATCATCGATACGGCTCTTGCCGCTCAAGGCAAGGACAGCAAGCATGGCAAGAATCTGCAGGTGGTCGACCTGGGCGAATACTCCGTGCCTGATGGCATTGGCGGCCTGAAAGTGGTCAAGCGCGGCCAGGCGCTCTACGACGCGGACACCAAGCAGGTTATCCCGATCACGCCTGGGCAAGGTGGCGGCGCCGGGGGTAGCGCGCCGCAGCAGTCGTTCGCGTCGCAGGCAGAAGCCGAGGCTGCGCAGAAGTCAGGAAGGATCAAAGTCGGCGATGTTGTGATCATCGGTGGCAAACGCTTTGCAGTGGAGTAACTGATGGCATTCAAGCCGCTAGACGACGCGCCCGCAGGATCGGTATCGTTTCGCCCTCTTGACGACACGGAAGCAACAACCCCAACCGCCGCCGACTACCTGAAGGGTGCAGCATCCGGCGTTGGCGGCTTGGTGTCTGGCATCGGCTATCTCGCCGAGGCTGCCGGGGCGAATCAGCTTGGTGGGTCCATTCGCGGGATCGGCGACACCACACAAAGGTACTGGCAGGACTCGATGACGCCGGCCGGCCAGCGTGCCGCGCAGTCGCAGGTGTTCGAGGAAGACCCCGGGGCGACAATCCCCGTGAAGCTTGGCGATCGCTGGGGCCAGGCGCTCGCAATGGGCGCTGCGCAGTCTGCGCCGTCGATGCTTGCCGCTGCCATCCCCGGAGGAATCGCCGCTGCTGGTCTGCGAGGCGTTGCCGGCATGGCGGCATCACGTGGCATTGGCGGTGCGCTCGCGCCGCTTGCTGCCGGCACGGCTGCGCCGATTGGCGGATGGGCTACGAACCTAGCCGGCAATCTCGCCGCTCGCGTTCCGACTGCGCTGGGCTTCGGCGCGGCAGAGGGCGCCGTTGCCGGGGCGTCGAATGCGGCGCAGTGGAAGTCGGACATCGAGCAAAAGCCGCTGGCCGAACTGCGGAATATGCCGGGATTCGCCGCGCTCGAAGCGCAGATCGGAGAACAGGCCGCACGGCAGCAGATCGCCGAACAGGGCGCGGCGGACATCATGGCGCGCACCGCGCTTGCCACTGGCGGCATCGGCGCTCTGACTGGCGGCGGCGCGCTTGGCAGCGCTTTCCAGCGAGTCACAACCGGAGCCAAGGGCGGAATCCTTGGCGCCATCGGTCGCGACGCTGCGAAGGAAGCCGGGCAGGAGATCCCGCAATCTGGCGGCGAACGGGCTATCCAGAACATCGCAACACGCGACTACCTCGACCCCAGCCAGTCGATCACGCATGGCGTCCTTGCGGACGCGCTGTCTGGTGGCGCGATCGGTGGCGTCATGGGCGGCGTGACAGGCGGCGGTTCGCATCTTGCGAAAGGGCCGTTGCAGAAGGCTGCAGAGGCCAGTGCAGCCACGGCTTCGCCAGCGAGCACCCAAAACGAGGGACAAGGTATCCCCCAAGGTATCCCCCAAGAAGGGGGAGTGCAGCCGACCGGTGCTACTTCTGGCCAGACTCCGGCCACTGTGGCGCGCGCCGACACCTCTGTCATCGACGTGGCGCGAGCCGCCGCCGAAGACCTTGAAGCAGCCAATACCACGTCCGAAGGTTTCCGACAAACTGCGGAAGGATTGCGGAAACTTCCGCAGCCACAGAACACGCCCGCCGCGCCGGGGATCACCCCCGCCTCGGTATCCACTGCCGCACCCTCTCTCCCCACCAATCAGGCAGAGTCGGCGGGCGTCCCACAACCACCTCAGCAAGGAGAAAAGCCAAGTGGCCCTCAAGCCCAAATCGCCCAGCCGGCAGCACCGGGACAACCAGCGCAACCCGCCGCGGTATCCGGTGCCGCCGGGACAGTAGGCAATACCGGCACGCAACCGGCGAATACCGGAACGCAGCCGGCGCCGGCGCCGACCGGCCAGGACGTTAACCTGCAGAACCGGGACCGCTCCCGGGCGGCATCGGTCATCCAGATGAGCGAGATCGCGCGCAACCCGGACTACATGCGTCTCGGACCGAGCCGCACGCCGGATTCCGGCGCTCCCATGGTGTTCGCTGTGGGCGACGATCTCTCGCGCATACCGGCGACGAACTTCGGGAATGGCGACGTCGCGGTGATGTCCGATGGGCAGCGCGTGCCGTTCCGCTATGCCGTGGTGGACGCGAGCCAGGTCGAGCCGTCGAACTTCGCCGATGGCCGCGTGAATCCCGCGTTCGCCGCCGGCCAGACTGGCACCATCAAGGCGCTGAACAACGGCAGAACGGCCGGCCTGCGCGCCGCCTACGAACTCGGGAGCGCCGGCACGTACCAGACGGAGCTTGCGAAGGATCTGGCGAACGTCGGGATTTCTCCCGGCGCGCTGCAGGCCACTCCGAACCCGATCCTGGTCCGCGTCTACTCCGACACCGCGAACACGGCCGGCATGGCGGCCAAGAGCCAGGCGCAGGGTCTCGGGATGTCTCCAGCCGAGCTGGCCCGCCAGGATTCCCCGCTCCTCGACTCGTCCGTGCTCGAGCTGTTCCGTCCCGGTGACGTTGCTGCTGCCGACAACCGCGACTTCGTTCGCGCCTTCGTGGGCAGGCTCCAGCAGTCCGGACAGGACATCGCCGGCATGATGACCGACGCCGGGACGCTGTCGCCGATGGGTCGGCAGAGAATCCAGGCCGCGCTGATGCAGGCAGCATATGGCGACGCTGACTTGGTGGCGGAACTGTTCGACTCGATCGACACCGACATCAAGGCGATCGGCGAGGCGCTCAAGGCGGTTGCCGGCGCGTGGGCCAACATGCGCGACTCGGCCAGGCTTGGGGCCATAGCGCCAGAAGTGGACATCACGGACAGCATTGTCGCTGCCGTGCGCCTGATCCAGAAAGCAAGGCGCGATCGCGCATCGCTGCTCGAGCTGGTCAGTCAAGTCGACATCGAGTCCGGCGCGGCAGCGGATGAGCGCACCGTCGCCGCCCTGCGCTTGTTCTACTCCGGCCAGTACCTGACCCGCGCCGTCGGGAAGGAATCGCTGATTACGGACCTCATGCGCTACATTAGGCTGGCGATGTCCACGGCGCCCGGCTCGGACATGTTCGGCGAGATCGCCGACCCCGGCAAGCTGCTACAATCCATCACGTCAACGAGGGACAAGCCGAATGAAGGACAACAAGGATCCTTACTTGGGGCACCGCCTGCTGGGTCAGGTGCTGGTGGAAAGCGGCCAGAGACGCCAGGACAAGGAAGCAGTGGAGGCGGGAGCGCGCCTGCTCCAGTCGGCGGAAAAGGCGAAAGCAAAGGCCAAGGCGACCAAGACGCCGTAATCCTGCCGCGGCCAGCCCACGAGGCGGAAGCGGAGCCAAAGCCAGCCCCGTCGGCAAAGCAGGAGACGCCGGCCAGCGAGCCCCTGAGCAATGCTCGGGAGTTGCCGGAGCCGGCAGCCAAGGTCGAGCCGTTAGAAAATCCTGAAGAGTTGCCGCCCGAGGCCAACGCGGCAAGCGACGACCTCGGCGCCTTGTTCGACAATGAGCTTGAGGCCGCGTTTTCCAAACCCAAGGAAGAAGGCAATGAACCGGGTTCCGTCAGAAATCCTCAACGAGATCGCGAAGCGACCGATGCGCAGCGAGGCGATGCGCGCACTCTTTCAGATGAGCGAGGACGAGAAGGCGCAACACCTGGCGGCGGAGTACCAGTTCCTGACGCAAACCGCCGAGGTGGACGGCCTGGCGGCCCTGGCGTATCAGGAGTTGGGGCCGCTTCTGGCGGAGAACGAGGCGATCAGCCGGTACCTGGTGCGGAGCGGCCGGCAGGAGCTGAGAAGCTGCCTGCCGGAGATAACCAGCGTCAAGGAAGCGCTGCTGTACGCCCGGGCGGAGTGGCCGCTTCTGGAGGGGAAAGCGCTGCGGCAGTTGGCGGACCTGCTGGCGGGGCTGTAGGTCCGAGGTCGGCGTCAGCCGCCGGCAAGAGCGCCGCCAAGAATGCCGGGCTGGCGCTGGCCGATGTCGCCAAGGGCCTGAACGCCCTGTTCAAGCCGAAGCCTGGCCAACTCGGCACGGGCCTGCCTTTCGACGAGGACACCTACGCCGCGGCCAAGCCGTACTTCCAGGCCGGACTGGAGCACTTCCGGCAGGCCGGCGCCGACATCGTGGAAATGATGCGCGCCCTGATTGCCGCGCTGCGCGATCAGTTCGGGATGGACAAAGACACCATCGCGGCCATGAAGCCCTACGTGCTGCGCTACATCAGCGACGTGCAGGCCGGGCGCGACGCGATCGAGGAAACCAATCCGCAGCAACCGCCGAAGGACAAACTCCAGCAACAGAAAGCCGCCGAGTCCATCAAGGTCATCGTCGGCGACAAGGCGAACATCGACGCCACGCTGCCGTTCCTCACCGAGGGCCAGCGCGAGGACGTGCTCTTCGCCGAGAAGCGGTGGGCCGCCCCAGACGGTTATGGCGTGCTGTTCACCAACGGCACGGGGACCGGCAAGACCTTCCTGGCACTCGGAGCGATCAAGCGCCTCACCAAGCAGGGCAAGGGCAACGGCATCATCGTCGTGCCGAACGAGGCGGTGATGAACGAGTGGGTGAAGAGCGCGCCGGCGCTCGGCCTGCAGATCAAGCCGCTGTCCGACACCCAGGATGCCGGGTCCGGGATCGCCATCACGACCTACGCCAACTTCGGGCAGAACGACGAGATCGCCAAGCGCGACTACGACTTTGTGGCGATCGACGAAGCGCACCTCCTCATGCTCGGCAAGGACGCCGAGCCAACGAAGGCGCTGGACGCTCTGCGCGCGGTGAGTCTTCACCCAGACGGCGTGCTGCAGCGCGCCGAGATGCAGAACCGGGAACTGGTCGACCGCATCAGCACCACGTCGGACCAACTGAATTCCCTCTACCGCATGATGAACAACCCGGACATCATGGACCAGGTGTACGCGGCATACCGGGCCGAGGCCGACGGGCTCGAGAAACAACTGGCGGCAAACCAGGCCAAGTGGAAGGCGGTCCTCGATGCCGTTGAGAGCGACGTCATGGCGCGACAGGGCGAGAAGCGCACTCGCGCAATCTTCCTGTCGGCGACCCCGTTTGCCTACGAGCCCAGCATCCAGTGGGGCGAAGGGTACCTGTACGAGTTCCCGAAGGTCAGCGGGCGCGGCTACAACGCGCCGAACGGATACCAGCAGTTCATGATGCAGCATTTCGGCTGGCGCATGCGCAACGGCAAGCTGAACAAGCCGCCGGCCGAAGTGGACAGCGACCTGATGCAGCGTCAGTTCAACACCTGGCTGCGCAAGGAGGGGGTACTGTCCGCGCGCATGCTCGACGTCGACTTCGACTACGAGCGGAAATTCATCCTCATCCAGGGTGGTGTCGGCCAGACCATCGACGACGGCCTGCGGTGGCTGCGCGAGACGGACAACGGGCGGTACTGGAGCCTCTATCACGCCATCAACGAGCAGTTCGACTACCTGACGCGCTCGCGCCTGCTGGAGGCCATCAAGGCGCGTGCAGCCATCCCGTACATCAAGAAGCACCACGCCCTTGGGCGCAAGGTCGTCGTGTTCTACGACTTCAACAGTGGCGGCGGGATCAACGTCTTCAACCTCAGCGAGCAACTGAAGCGGGCAGAGGCCGCCGAGAAGGCGCCCGATTACTCCGTCGACAAGGATGGGGTCGACGTTCCTGTTCGTGGGCAGGGGAAGGCCGCATACGGCCAGATCAAGACCGAGAAGGTTCATCGCTCGCAACTGATCCGGGAGTTCATGGCCGCTCGCCCGGAGCTGCAGGCGATCGACTTCAGCCAGTACGGGTCACCGCTGACGACGCTGCTCGAGGCCTTCCCGGGCGCCGGCGTCTACAACGGCATGAGTCAGTTCAGGAAGACGCGCGTCCAGTCGATTCGCGACTTCAACGACGATGCCAAGCCAGAAGCGAACCTGTTGCTGGTGCAGAAGGCGGCCAACGCCGGATGGTCTGGTCACGACACGACGGGCAAGCACGGGCGGGTTCTGATCAACCTGGGTCTGCCGGTGGCGCCGATCGAGGCCATTCAGGAAGAGGGGCGCATCTACCGCGTCGGCCAGAAGTCGGACGCCAACTTCCAGTATTTCAACACGGGCACGAACTGGGAGCGTTATGCCTTCGGGTCGAAGATCGCCCGCCGCGCCGGCACGGCGGAGAACCTGGCGATGGGCGAGCAGGCGCGCGGGCTTCGCGAGGCGTTCATCCAGGCGTTCGAGAACAGCGATCCGGATTACGAGCCCGGCGAGACGGACGGCAGGGGCGGGAAGGTCGGCGATCGCGATCTCGTCAGTGCGATCACCGAATGGGACCGCGCTCGATCGCTCTACTTCGCGCAGCAGAAGAAGACCGCCAGGACCAAGGCCGCCGAGGGCGTGGACTACTACGCCACGCCCGAGCCGCTGGGGCTCAAGGTGGTCGAGTGGGCCGGCATCCTTCCGGGCGAGCGTGTCCTGGAGCCATCGGCAGGCCACGGCGCGATCGCGCGCTGGTTCCCGGAAAAGAGCGATCGGACGGTCATCGAGCCGTCGCTTGAACTCGCTTCGCGCCTTACTCTGGCGACCGACGCCAAGCTCATCAACGAGCGCTTCGAGGGTCACGACACGATCAACAAGTACGACGCGATCGTGATGAATCCGCCGTTCGGCACCGGCGGAAAGACGGCGATCGATCACCTCGACAAGGCTTTCAGGCACCTCACGGACGGCGGGCGCGTGGTCGCCCTGATCCCAGAAGGGCCGACTGCCAACAAGCGGTTTGAAGACTGGCTGTACGGAGACAAGCAGGTCAAGGCGAAACCCGTTGCGAACGATGTGGGCGCATTCGGCGCGGTATTCATGGGCGACACGGTCACCGTCGAGGTGAGCGGAATGGCGGGCATTGCCGGCGGCGTCCTGGGCACCGCAACGATCACCGGCAAGGTGACCAGCTTTCGGGAAGGCAAGCTGTTCGTGAAGCGCGATGGAGAGGCCTGGGCGACCGGATACCGCGCGGATCAGATCAGGGCCGTGCAGCCGACAGGGGCGCGCACGGCCACGGTCAAAAGCGCTCCGAATGCGTACCTGCGGGCGTCCATCGGACTTCCCGGGGTGACGTTCGAGCGCGCTGGCACCGGCGTCAAGACCCGCGTGGTGATCATCGACAAGATCGAAGGCATGCGCGCCTCTCGGGGTGTCGAGACGCAGCCCGAGCGCGAGATCGAAGCCGCAACCGTGAAGGAGCTGTTCGACCGCCTGGAGAACATGGAGGTTGTCGGCCGGTCCTTGCCGGCACACAAGGAGCAGGAGAGGAAGCAGGGGCAGGAGCGCAGCGCCGCGAAGGACGCAACCGCCGGCAAGGCGGACGACGTCGGTCTCGTGCAGCCTGAAGGGTCGCCCGCAACCATCGAGCAACTGCAGAAGCCGGAGAAGGCTGGCGGGAAGACGAAGCTTCTCACGGATGCGCCGCGCGTCAAGCACGTTGTCGCGAGCAGCGGGAAAGAGCTGTTCGGCGTCATCGCCAAGAGGCTGACGAGGAACGAAGCGAAGGCTGTTGACCCATACTCATGGCCGAAGGACGGCGGGTTCTTCATCCGCATGGAGCATGTCGTCCGCCCCGCGAGCGTCGCAGAGCAGGAGCGCGCGGTTTACAATGTCCACGAACCGGACGGCATCACGGGCGACCTCTTTCGCGGAACCACGCCAGACCTCTTTGCAGACACCGATCATGCGCTACCCGCTGCGGCCAGAACGAATCTACACCGGGAAAGGGCGACCCCCGAAAGAGCTGCACGTCCTGCTCCCAGACCCGCTGCCCGCGTACTCGCCGTCCGTCAAGCGCCCGACGCCCCGGGGCTCTACCACGTCTCGACGCAACTCGTCACCGTAGGCGAACGCGAACTCCCGGTCGAGCGTATCCGCTCCATCAAGGACGCTGCCGCCGCTTTCGCTTACCTGCCGCGCTTTGCGGTCGAGCACTACGACGCCATCGTCACCGACAAGGACGGCAAGCCTCTGGCGATCATCGGGGGGTTCAAGGGTGACATTGGGTCGACGAACGCGCCGCCGAGCACGCTGATTGGCGAGTTGTCGCGCATTGATGGTGCGAGCAGGCTGTGGACGGCGCACAACCATCCGTCCGGCCTGGCGATGCTGTCGGCGGCCGATCGTCGCCTCGACGAGGGGTTGCGGAACGCCCTGGATGGTTCCGGCGTCGAGTATTACGGCCTGTTTGCCATGGTGGGAGCGGGGAGTCGCTCCGGCGTGGTGAGGTACGACCACACGCAAGTCGGTAGCGGCGAGGTTCGGAGGTCGAGGCAGCCTCTTGTCCGGGTGCCGATCGTCGAGCGCGAACTGACCGACCGTCGCGACGAGGTTGAAAAGATCGACTCCCCGGAAAAGGCAAAGTCGGTCATCCAGCAGATCGCCGGCGACAGTGCTGGACTGGTGTTCCTTGACTCGCAGAACGGCGTTGCCGCATTCGCCCCGTTCAGCGCCGACGAAATTGGTTCGCTGCGCGTCCAGGGCCGCCTGATGCGCCTCTTTCGGGCAGCCAGCAAGGCGAACGCCAGAAGCGCCATCATGGCGGACCCGGGCGGCAAGCTGTCGCCCGGTCAGGCGAGAAACTTGCGGACGGCGATGGTCAACCTCGACATCGGCTTGCTTGACGTGATCACCTACGCTACTCGTGGTGGCGAGGGTCCGGCCAAGAGTTGGATGTCAGGAATGGAGGGGCTCCCAGGAACAAACCCCGGCAACGTGGTGTTTTCGGCTGCTTCGGCCGGTACCGCCGCATCGCCATCAGACCGCGCCATCTTCAGTATGGCCGCCGAAGGCAAGCCGGCTGACGAGATCCTTTCCTTCATAACCAAGGCCAGCCGTCGCCCGTTCAATCGCGTGCTGGCCGCGGCGCTGCGCCGGGCTGGCCTCGTGTCGTCCATCACGCTCGACACCGCCGCCCGCTTCGGCAAGCAGCAGGGTGCAGCCCGATACGCCGCAGCGTACAACGCGCGCACCGACACGGTGGCCCTCTTCACGTACCGCGACGCAGAGCGCCACGTCCTGCACGAGCTGGTGCACGCCGCAACCATGAAGGCGATCGCCGGCAAAGGCCCGGCTGCTGTCCGCATGCGGGCGCTGTTCCGGCATGTGAAGCAGTCCGGCCAGCTCGACGGGCTGTACGGGATGAAGGATGTCGACGAGTTCGTCGCCGAGGCCTTCAGTAATCCGCGGTTTCAGGAAGCGCTGAGGAGCATCCCGGCGCCGGCAGGATCGACGCTGAAAAACGCCTGGCAGTGGTTCGTGCGGATCGTCGCGCGGATCGTCGGCATCAAGACGCAGGCTGCTGAGACTGCGCTTGACCGGGCGTTGCGCGAGGGCGTGGCGTTGATGGAAGAGAATGCGGCGATCCGGGCGGCGGATGAGGCGGTGCGGTTCAACCTCGACACCGACGACCAGTTCGCCGCCACCGAGCGCAAGATCGGCGGGCGCGCGGCATACGAGAAAGCGAAGGCGGCGGGCCAGACGAAGCTCGGGTATCACCAATGGGTGCAGGTGCGGACGCCGGCGTTCAAGGCGTGGTTCGGCGATTGGGAGAACGACCCGGCCAATGCGTCGAAGGTGGTCGATCCTGCGACCGGCGAGCCGCTGGTGGTGTATCACGCATCACCTGATTTCGTCGGCACATATTTTGCCCAGCGGAAGCCACGATACAACGCTGGGAACCCGGCGGGGTTCTATTTCGCCGAGCAGCCATATGATGCAGAGTCATACATCACGCCGGAGGCGAACGGGATTAAGGGATCGTCTAGCGGGTTTGTCGAAGGCTCCGAAGTAATCCCAGCATTTCTGGCCATACGCAATCCGTTCATGCCTGGGAAAAGCGCTATCAACAACCAGATGTCCGAGGCATACAAGGATGAGCTGGTTGGAGGGAACAAGCATCTCAAAGCAGACAATCCTTGGTTCGGCGACAAGGTGGCTGAATTCATCAGGCGGAGAGATATGTCATCGGCGGCATTGAACCAGAATTCTTTTGCATATCAATTCGTTTTGGCTGCTGGCGGCCATGATGGCATGAAAGACGGTGGAGACTGGGTGGCTTTCCTACCAGCACAGATCAAATCCGCCATATCCAACGTCGGCACCTTCGACGCCACCGACCCGGACATCCGCTTCAACCTCGCAACCGACTGGCATCAGTCACCCGTCGCGCAGGAAGTCGCCAAAGCCTTCAAAGCCGCCGCGCGCAGCGACGAGAAACTATCCTGGCTCAACCCTGTTCAGACGCAGTACCACAAGGCCGAGCGCCTGGCGCAGCAGGGCAAGTTTGGCTTCAAGCGAGTGTTCGACCTCGGGCAGAAGTTCCTGTCGGACATCTCGCGCTTCGCCGTCATGGCGGAGAACTCAGCGCCGACTCTGTTCCACCAGATCAGGTCCGGCGCAGATGTCAAACAAGCCATCGGCGCGGCCCTGAGAGGCGATTTCGGCAAGCAACACAACGCCGATATCAAGGCGATCGCCGCGCCGCTCTACGAGGGCACGCTGTACGGCGGCGGGAACCCGATGGCAGGCATCGTCTGGACCGATGAGCAACTGCGCAGCCGATTCGGGCTGACCGACCGTCAGATCAAGCTCTACCACGAGGCGCGCGACGCCGTGCAGGTGAGCATGGACGAGATGGCGAAGTCGCTGATTGCCAAGCACGCGAAGCGCGAGCGTGTTACGGTCGATCCGTCTGGCAGCCTGCAGGATGTTTCCGAAACGGTGCGCGACTCGCTCAACCTGCGCGCCGACGTGCTGGCGGAAGAAGCGCAGTCCGACTACGACGACACCATGCAGCAGGTCGCGGATCTGCGCGAAGCTGGCGGGCAGGACCGGCGCGCGAACGACATGGAGTCCGAAGCCAAGGCCAAACTCGAATCGCAGCAGGCTGAAGTCGCCCGCATCAAGGCGACGGTCGCCGACGTGCAGGCGATCGCCGACAAAGCACAGAAGCTGCAGGAAGCCGGGTACTTCCCGTTGATGCGCTTCGGCAGGCACACCGTCACCGCCAGGGACGCGGACGGCAAGGTACAGCACTTCTCGATGCACGACGGAATCCCGCTGGTGCCGCGCTCAGGGCAGGCGCAGGCAAACAAGCTGGCCGCAGCACTGCGCGAGGAGCATCCGGATTGGGACGTGACGACCGGGCTGATGAACCCCGAGAAGTACAAGCTCTACCAAGGCATGAACGTCGATGCGCTGCAGCTTTTCGCCGACCATCTGGACGACGAGACGAAGCAGACGTATCAGGACATCATCAGGCTTGCCACCAACGAGCGGTCTGCGCTGCGCCGGATGCTGAAGCGCGAAGGCACTCCGGGCTTTGACCGCGACGTGCGGCGCACACTGGCGTCGTTCATCCTGAGCAACGCGCGCTACACGTCTTCGGCGTATCACCTTGCCGACATGGCGAAGGCGGCTGAGCAGGCAGAGGAAGACGGCGGAGACGTTGGGGCTGAGGCGGTCAAGCTGTACGACTACGTGACCAAGCCGCAGGAAGAGGCGGCCAAACTGCGCGGCTTCCTGTTCTTCAACTTCCTGGGCGGCTCGCTGGCTGCGGCGATGGTCAACGCCACGCAGGTTCCCATGATGTCGTTCCCGCGGTTGGCGCAGTACGAGGACGCCGGGAAACTGGCTGCACGGCTGGCGCGTGCGGCGAAAATGGCAACCGGAAACCCGCAGGATGTTGCCGGAGAGGTCGGCGCCGCGCTGCGCATGGCGGAAGAAAACGGAATCACGGCGCCGCACCAGATCTATGAGATGACCGCCACAGCGGCCAACAACATTTTCTCCGGCAGTATGGGCGGCAGCGCGTTGCTGCGCGCATGGGGCGCGCCGTTCGCAATAGCCGAGTCGTTCAACCGGCGCACGACCTTCATTGCCGCCTGGCAGATCGGTCGCGGCATGACGGCGAACCAATTGCGTGACGCCGGAGCGAGCACGGCATTTGAGTTCGCCGAGAAGATGGTTCAGGAAACGCAGGGCATCTACAACCGTGGCAACCGGATGAACGTCGGGCGGGGGGCGATCGGCGCTACGGTCATGACCTTCAAGCAGTTCAGCGTGATGTACCTCGAGATGTTCAGCCGCCTGCCGCCGAAGCAGAAAGCCATCATGGCCGGAATGCTGATCCTCGCTGCCGGCGCCGGTGGGCTGCCGTTCGCTGAGGACATCGAGGACATCATCGACACCATCGGCCAGTGGCTTGGGTATCGCACCAACACGCGCCGGACGATTCGCCGCGGGCTGTCTGCGATCGCCGGCCAGCGGGCGGCGGACATCGCCATGAATGGCGTGCTCAGTCAGGTTGGAGTCGATCTGCACTCGCGCCTTGGTCTGCACAACATTCTGCCCGGGTCGGCACTGCTGAAGCCGTCGACGACGGACAAGGGTCGGGAGTTCCAAGACCTTCTTGGACCGGCTGCTTCTGTGGTCGCGGCAATGGGGCAGGCGCTGCAGGATTTGGCTACAGGACGGCCAGACAAGGCCGCCTTGGCCATGGCTCCGGTTGCCGTACAGAATGCCGTCAAGGGGATAGCGATGGCCAACACTGGCCGCGCCACAGACATGCGCGGCAAGCCAACGATTCCAGTGTCTCCGCTCGAGTCTTTGGCAAAAGGCGTCGGCTTCAATCCGAAGTCGGTCGCCGACTACGTAACGATCAAACGCGACAGCACGCAGGACGACCGGCTGATCGACGTGACTCGGGAGCGATTCACGGCGGCGATCGTCGACGCAATCCTGGCTGATGACCCGGACGCGCGACGCGAGGCGCTGCAGGATGTCGTAGACTGGAACAAGCGAAATCCTGACGCCAGGATCGCCATCAACCAGGCGGCCGTCCGCAAGCGTGTCATGGACATGCGCTCAGAAGGGCCGGCCAGGGTCATCAAATCGCTGTCGCCATCGTTGCGGCAGCAAGCCAGACAGGAGTTTGCCGATGCGCAATGATGACGAAAACAATCCGCGGTGGCCGTCGTGGAGTGAGGCCGACGACGTAGGCAAGTTTGTCTACGTCATGGCGGCCATTTGGGCCTTCCTGATAATTTCGAGTTTCTTCAACGATTGATGTGACACATGGACTTGATGCACGATAACTGGCTGCAGATTCTCGCGAAGGCGCGGGTGATGTCCGAGCATTCGGCAGTGATGGCTGTGGCGGCAACGTCCATCATCAAGGACGAAGAGGGCCAAATCAAATGGTCAACGGTCTTGACCGGTGGCCTGACCGCTGGGCTGATTGCCGCGGCCACCTCGCTGTTCAGCATGCAACAGACGCTCACCGAGCTTCGCACCAAGTACGAGGGACGCGCAGCGCAGGTTGAGATGATTCCTGCCCTTGCAGAGCGGCAGCGGTTTGTACTGGAGGAACTGACGGCCATAAGGACAGAGAAGGCTGCGGCAACCAGTGACCGATTCCGCGGTGCCGACGCACAACGCTTGGAAGAACGGCTGCAGAGGCACATTGATGCTCTGGACCGCAGGGTTGACGAGCTTGAGAGAGGGAAAAGGCGATGATCGAGGTATCGTTTGGAGCGTTTGCCGTGTTCGGGATCATTTGGGCAATTCAAATCCTGATCATGCTGGAGATGCTGTCCATTGCTCGCGAGACACGGGCGCAACTGTATACGGCGGTCAAGAAGTTCGCGGTTGAGTTCAACGCACTCAGGCAGGCTCACGAGGACCACATCGCCGGGAAGCCGGAGACTGATGCCGATGATTCAAGGTTCAAACGTCGAAGCACCGATATCGCGGATTGGGTCACTGACTCAAGCATCGGTGACGGCATCGTGAGGAAGCCTGCGTGATCCCCATGACCAAACCTCGTTCACGACCGGCAGAACCCCCAGCCACCCGAATCGACGCTGAAGCGACCGCGCTGGCTGCGAAGGCCGAAATCGCCCTGCTGCGCAAGCTACTGTTTCGTTGCGACAGCTATCTGGCCGCCGTCGTGCAAGAAGCCCGGCTCGACGGCGAGCCGGACGCCTACGCAGAAGGGCTGCGCCGGGACATCGCGCTCGCGCTATCTGGATGATCCAGCGTGGACGCCGACACCGACCGGCGCATAGGCGCTGTCGAAGCCAAGCAGCAAGCCCGGGATGCCCGCTGCGCCGCTTGTCTCGACCGTTTGCGCAGAGAGGTAGCCCTGGCGCGGGCGGTGCGGCGGTGGGCTGCTGTGGCTACGCTGCTGGCGGTCGGGTTGGCGGTCATGGTGTTGGCGATCGCCTGATCGAACGCGCGGATTGGCCAGCTCGTGCCGAAGCCGTAGCTGGCCGCGCTCCAGTCAAGCCGCCTGCCGCCCACCATTGAGCAGTTCGGACAGCCGCGCCAGACCCTTCGCCGTCACGCGGACCTGATCCCGGATGCGCTCCTTGCCATCCGGCCCGATGAGCACCGCTGACTTGTGCTCGAGCACGCCGGACTGAATCCGGTCCTGGTACGCGATCCAGCTTGCTCCGCCGGCGCGCTTGTAGATCCAGTTGTGCGAGGACAGGTAGCCGATAAGGTCTTTCGGGCGCACCTGCAGTTCCTTCGCGGCGTCTGTGAGGCACAGCGAGCCGTCGGCGGCGGCGATCCGATCGAGAGCTTCCGCCTTCGGGGCGGCGATCGCCAGCTTCGCCTCGATCACCAGACGCTCCTGCTCGGCCTGCATCGCCAGCTCGATCAACTGCAGGCGGGAGAGATTGGCGGGGTTGAGGACTGGCGGCGCCGTGACCATCGCGTCGTAGGCGCGGATGACCTTGAGGTGAAACGCCGGGCTGATCCACATGGCGTAGGCGTAGACCAACTCCTTGACGACGTAGGTGCCGCCGTTTCGCCCCTCAATCCTGCTTACCGGAGAACTACCCAGATTCTGGGTAGTTTCCAGCTCAGCCACCAGATCGGCGGTTTGCTGGCTGGCGAAGAACTTGCCTGGTTCCTTGGTCCGCTCGTTCGCGCCGGAGGCAACAGCCGCTCGGTGCAGATCGTTCAAGCAGTACCGTCCTTCGGCGTCCTGACGAATGGCGGTGTCGGCGATGGTCAAGAGGTCGGTGCCAGAAACTGCGCTGGCGCTCATCTGGATGCGTTCGTTCATGCGGATTCTCCTGCGGCTTCGCGGGCCTTGACCACGGCGTAATGCTGCGCCTCGCGCTCGGCGATGGCGTAGAGGTCTGCGTGCTTGGCGGCGATGTAGATCAGCTTCTCCAGGAATGCGAAGAACCCGACGCCGTAGCCGTAAGTGGCGTCGACGCGCTGGTGCTGCGCCATGTCCTCGATGATGGAACTGAGCATCCATGAACCAACCAAACACGGGTTCTGCTTGAGGTACTGCGCGAAGTCTGCGGCGTACTGCCGGCCTACGTCGTTGGCGTGTCCGTAGTCGTCGGTGGGCGGCACGTTCCAGAAGCTGCGACGCTTGTCGCGCCCGCGGCCGATGTCGGCGATGAACGGAAGGTCGGTGAGGGGTGCGTAGCCTGGCGGAAAGCTGCGCCTGGCAATCATGGGTTTGGTCGTTGGCGCTGGCGCGCGGGCAGGTTGTGCCATGGTTTTGCTCCTGTTAGATCGTTCAGATTCGCCCTGTTCAATGGGGCGGCCAAGTGTTTGAACACCGCTAACAGACGGCCGGCAGTGTTTCCCTTGCGGGTCTTGTATTCCTACCGACACTCGGCCATTGATCGGCGACCAATAGGCGCAAAAAAACCGCGAAGACTGACGAGCGCGGGAGCCGCTGTTAGCTGGTGTGTTCAGCACCTGCGGGAGAATTTAGACCGTTGCGCCCGAGATGTCAACTGCGGTCGTCGCGCGGCACGCCGTCTGGCAAGCTAGTGGCTTCTTCCCTGGCCGCTTCGGCGTCGTTCTTGGCATTGCTCCTCGCAACCGCGTCACGAACCGCATCGAGCAGAGCTTTGAAAAACTGCTCAATTACTGCTTGCGGCTCTTTGCTCGCCATTCCGATGAAGTCGCCGCACGTTGATGCGATGTCTTCCATCAGAGCCGTCATGTTGGCGTCAAAGTTGTCTTGGTTGCTGCTGCAAAGAGCCGCCGCAACCAGGTCCGCAACATCGATCTTGCGCGCCATGCAAATCCGCACGTTGTCTGATGCGTCGTCCGCGTTCGCAGGCCACCATGTCGGCTTTCCTGCTGATTCGATAGCAGCATCGATGCGCCCCTGCAGGCTCACGGCTGCCGCCTTGGTCTCCTCGACGCCTTCGGGTGAGCACCCGATCAAGTCAAGCATCTCGTGCGCTTCGCGCAGCAGCATCAGCAGAGACTGAGTTGCGTCGCACGCATTTGGCTTCTTTGGCATGGATTTATCCTTCCTTTTCATCGTTCTTCCTTTCATTGTCAGTTGATTCGTGTAACAGGCTCAAACCACCACCGATGTCGACACTTCAGGCACTTCCACCTGGCCAGCGGCGCAGGGTCGTACAGATAGACCTGCCTCGTGCCGCACTTCGGGCACGGGACAAACGCCTTGCAGATGCGGATGCGGCGAATTGCGATGGCGGTTGCGCGGTAGATCAGGCTCATCAATCAAACCCATTCGCATAAAATCGTTTCCGCAACCCAACCACAACACACCGTGGTTGCAGGCTTGCAAGGGCGCAAAACCGTCCAAGTTGCGGAAACGAAAACCACGCTTCTCCTTGATTCTCCTGGCTTTCTCCGAGGACTTGAAAGCCGGTGCATCGTGATTTACAGCGTTGTTTTGTAAAGGAAATTTCGCTCTGTTTCCGCAACTTGCGGAAATCGTTTCCGCAACCAGCAGCACGGAAGGTCAAGCCGATCGGTGACGGCAGCGCTCTTGAAAAGCGTCGAGGCTGGATAAGCCCTTGAGGGTTCGATCCCCTCACCTTCCGCCGTTCGTTCATTTCGTCGCAGTCCTGGCAATCGACAGAAGCATGTCGCGGAACGCTGGCGGCGTGGCGTTCCTGATGCGCGTCTTATCTTTTCCGCCGACCATCGCGACAACTCCGATACGCCGCGCTTTCTCGTACCCGTAGCGTTCCACCATCCAATCCGGCAAGCGTTGTTCACCCTTGGCCCAGTTCAGTTCAGGGAGGTCGCAGTTTGAAGCTGCGAGCCATGTAGGTTTCCGGCTTGCGTGCCCGTAGTGGCCTTGCTCAACGTAGCAGACCCACACACCGTTGAAGATGTCGCGCTGCCATCCTGCCCCCATTTTTGGCCGAAGCAACCCGAACGCCTCGAAAGCGCGGGTGTGAGCCGGGTGCTCCAAGACCCCTCCAAAGCGCTTAACGGCGCCAAGGGCTGCGGCGAAGCACCCCCCATCGTCTCCGAGTTGGAATTGGTGTGGTTTCCTTGTGCTCCCGTGCCAGAACCTGCCCCATCTCTGACAAGGCGGGTGCGCCACGACCGGAGCCGGCCCTGCGTAGTTCCTTGCGTCCCTAGCTTCGTCCCATGGGTCTACGTCCGGCATGCCGAAATATGCCCCGTTGGTCTCAACGTACAGGGCGGCCACCGTTGTTTGCTGTTCGATCATTTCGTCGGCTTCACCACTTCCCCGATGCGCCTGTAGACGCGCTCGGTGATTTCCTTCTCGGAGTGCCCCAACAGCCGGCTCGCGTGCTCAACCGGAAGTTCCGACGCCGCCTTTGGCCGGATGTCGCGGAACTGAAACCGCCTGATGCGCTCTGCCAGGGCGTCGTCCCGACCGTTGTAGTAGTAGTACGACACCCACCGCTTGCCGCTGGCCAGCGTCCGCACGCGGCGCAGCATCCTGGGCGGCAGGTCGCGGGCGGTCGTCTTCGGGCGGTTCATGCGGTGCACTTTAGCCGATCTGCGAGAAGCCCGGTGCGCAGCATTCTGCTACAAGTTCCGGTATCTTCAACCGTACAGGATCGTCCATCACAGTCCCGTCGTCTGCGGTGTACGCCTCGCGACCAAGGTGGGAAGCGCACTGGTCCAGCAGACCACGGAAGAAGTCCGCGTTGCGCGACATCATCGCGGCGGTTTCCATCCAGACGGACAGCCGCTTCGCGAAAGCCCTGGCGAGCGCAGCATCCATCTGCTTGCCGCTTGTTTCATCGTCGCACCAGCACTGCGCGGCCTCCTGCAGTGCTTCTTCCATGTACTGATTCATCGTCTTCCTTGCGTTGTTGGTCATGGTCTTCTACCCGATCTGCGAGAAATCCGGCGCCCACGCTTGCGGCGTGAGCGCGGAAGCCTCGATCCCGGCCAGCTTGAGCCGAGCGTACATCCGGCCAACGATCGGCCGTCCTGCGCGGTTTGTGTGGTACTTCCAGCGGTTCGCGTCCAACCACGTGCGCTGCCCGTCGTGCGTCTTCGCTCCGGTGATTTCCGACAGTTCGTCAGCCCCGACACCTAATGTCTCGCTCGCATGTTTCTCCAGCGGCTTGTTCTGGCGCTGCAGCATCCTTTTGCGGGAGTGTTTGAGCATTGCTTCGATGCGGCCGGCTGCTTTCATGCGCCCTCCTCTGCATCGCGTCCAACTGCGTCCGCAGGAAGGCGAGCGCCGCGGCTGCGCTGCGCTTGGCCCCACGGTTTCTCGGCGCTGTGGCGATCTGCTCGAGCACCGAGAGCGCAGTTTCAAGAGCAACTTCCGTAGGCAGGCGCTCATCGGTAGATGTGCGTTCCAGCGCCTCAGCCTTCAAAGCAGAGTAGGCTGTGCAATCCTCAGCGCTGTCCTTGTGGAAGCCAGACCCGGACCACTGCCTGGCGTCCTTGAGAAGCTGCAGCAGCAGCCAGCCTTCCGCCTCCGTCAAGTCGCGCCCGGTGAGTGCGTTGAACGCCGCCACGCAGCGGCCCATGCTGCGCTCGCCTTGTGGGCTGTCATATTGCTTCCCGCGCTCCTCCATGATTTCGGCGGCACGGCGGAGGTATTCTGGTGCGGTGGTCATTCGTGTCCTCCATTCGGATTCTTTCCATCCGGATCGCACCGGCACGCTTCGACAGTCACCCGCCAAGTGTTAGCGAATCGCGGCTCCACCGTCAAACCATTATCCAGCCAGCGGTGAAGCATATGCCCGGCAGTCTCGCGGTCGATGCGCCCGTAATCCAGTGCGCGGACAACAATGCCACACTGGCAAATCGCCACAAATCCTGTCGGTGGCTTTTTTCCCATGTCATTACTCCTTGTTCTTGACCACCGGCTCGCCGCGGCACTCAGCAATCATCCGGTCAATCGCCTCACGAATCGCCGGCCATTCTCCCGGTGAAAGCTGGATCTTCCCGGTGTCCAAGCGCCCGCACTGCGCTACCTCGACGAACTCTCCAGCGGCTTCGTCGACTATCCCGACAGTCGTAGCCATCTCCGAGAATGTCGGCTGGCCGACCGGGAGCACCACCAACGCAGTCACCCTGGTCTCGTACTTCATCGAATCACATGCCGGCGAACAACTCCGCCCTGAGTGGGCGTCACCGTCTCCATGCCGGTCTGGGTCTGGCGCTCCGCCGCCACGCTGATCTGCTGCGCGCCTTGCGCTGCCGCCGGGAGGACTGGAATGAAGTCGGTCCCGCGGTCTCCTCCTCCGGCAATTTTCGCGCGGTCGATTTCCAGCTTGACGCTGTTGATGATCACCTGGGCGGTTTCGTTGATCGCCTTGGCACGCTCGATGTCGATCGGGTCGTCGCGATCCTTCAACGATCGCAGCGTGTCGAACAGCACGGCGCGCAGCGCGTGAATGTCGTTGCTCATTTCTTCCCCTCCAGCCTGTTGATCTGCCGTTTGATGGCGCCGCGAAGTTGCGCAAGTTGCGCGACCTCCGGGCCGTAGTTGTGAATCGTGTTGCGGGCCATCAGCTGCTTTCTGGTCAGCAGCTCCAGGTTCTCGAGCGCAAAGTTCCGCTTGTTGCCGTCCTTGAACGCCAGAACGTGCCCGGGCGGGATCTCCCCACGTCCGGCCTCTTCCCAGACGATGTGATGCACCGGCTTGTAGTCGTTCTTCGTCACGCAGGTATCCCTCACCTTGCGCTCAAGGTATCCCTCTTTCGTCAGTCTCTCGGTGCCGATCGGGCGCCATGTGTGCGGCCTCTGGCCTGGCTTGAACCTGGTCTCAACGGATCGGCCGCCGGAGACGAATCTTCGACCAGCGTTCCACGGCACAAGTCCAGTCTGGAACCGATTCTGCGCGCCAAGGTCGTTGAGCTTCTGGGCGTTTTCCGCTCGCTTCTGCATCAGGAAAGAGTCGCTCTTGTGCAGCCCAAGCGAAGCCACCCGGGCGTAGATGGATGAGGTTGAGCGCCCCATATCCGCGGCAATGGAATCCGTCGATTCGTTCGGGTATCGCCGCCGCAGGAGATCGTCTTCGTCCTTGGTCCACAGGCGGCGGGTCCGCTTTTTCGCTTGTGCGGTCACGGCGCGTTGCCAACCACAGCTACGGCAGGCTCATGCGGCACCAGAATTGGCGTCCAGTGCGTGTGATATCCTGGTCAGTCGTCGTAAGTCGGAGACCCGCAGTAGGGCGGCTCCTCAACCGGGAAGCGCCACCACAGCGCGGCTCCGATGTCTTCGTTCCAGTCGGAAAGCGGTGTTGCCTTCCTGGCTGCAATTCCTGCAACGGTATCTTGGTGGTACTCGATGGTGTCTGCCTGCGGGTCCACGCACTTGTTGCACGGGTCAAGCATCACCGCTGCGTTACACACCACGCGGGACAAAGATGCGCTTCTCGTCAGCCGAATCAGGTACTCGCACACGCGGCGGCAGTTCTCGTCGTCGTCCAGCGAGAAGCACTCCTCCTCGTCGTCGCGCCGTGGCTTGGCGATCTTCTCGGGCATGGCAGCTCCCCAGAGGCTGTTCAGCATGTCCACTGCTCCGACAAGCTCAAACGCCATCTCAAGGTCGGCAACGCTGGCCTTGGCTATCTTCATGCTGCACTCCCTTCGCTGCAGTGCTCCTCTTTGACATCGAAACCCCACAGCTCAACCGGCTCCCCGGTCTTGCTACTGACAAACGATGCCAGGCTTCGCCACCCCGCCCGGGCCAAGACCTTTTTCTGGGCCGCGTTGCTTGCACAGACGGTGCAGGTGGCGAAGTCGTAACCGAGGCGAAAGAGCGCGCCCATCTGCTGATTCTTCAGGCGGTGCGCCATGCCATGGCCGCGCAGATGTCGGTGCACGAAAAACCCGTGGCAGTGCGCGACCTGCGGCTGGCTCGGAACCGAGTCGATCTCGAACACCCCGACTGGCGTGGCGAATCTCATTTGGCCTCCCGTTCTGCGATCATTGCGTCAGCTATCGCGTAGCTCCATGTGGCAATGTCTCTTGATGCTTTCAAACATTTACCAGGGTGAGGAGCCGATCTTGGCCACGATGCCAACCATCCTTGCATGGCTCCAGCAGCGAAGAAGTCTCGAAGAGACATTCCTTCGCTTGCCGAGACTCCGTCGTGGCTCTGTTCGTCTGATACCGGAAACGCCGGCCCGCCGTCGTTCATCATGCTGCCTCCCGGAGCTTCTTCCCGCAGACCCCGCGCTCGATCCAGTGCGCCTCGATCCGATCCGGAAGGCGTGCCGGCAGGCCTTTCAGAGTGCCGGTGACCAACGCCGTGTCGATGTCCCCGGTGTCGGCGAGCTCGTCGAGCCAATACAGCAGATCCTCACGGCCCTTGAGGTCGAGGACATCGAACCGATCGAGCGTCAGGACGCGGACCCCGGACAGGTGGGCGATCGCTTCGGCGATCATCGCGTCGGCACGCCACTTCTCGGACTCGGACAGCAGCGCGTAGGGGCGCCAGCCGTCGGCCGTGATGGTCATGTCCGCTGCGATGACGACTCGCAGCCAGTCAGCGCTGCAGCTCGATCTTTCCAGGCGCGCGTTGATCGGGCCAAGCGCCTCGGCGAGCAGTTCGCCCGGTATCCCGTCCGGTGCCAGAGCGCTACCGATCTGATCCCACTGCTGGATGTCCTTGTGCAGGACGGCGGCGCGCTCTGTCTGTGAGCCAGCCTCACTGGCCATGCGCTCTGCATCCTCCAGGCTCCGAATGACGGCATGCAACTGCTCCCTCTTCTTCTTCAGGTCGTCGATGCGCATGCGCAGCGTCTTGACTTCCTCCTCGCTAGGGGCTTCAACGCCGGCCTTCTCCTCCTCCTCGATCTGCTTGGCGGCCGCGTCTGCGGCGCCGAGGTCTCTCAGGCCATTCGCGACAGACCGCTGCATCAGCTCGAGTGCGCGCTCGTAATCGGGCAGACGGGCCAGATCATCTTCGGTCCCCGTTGCCATCGGTGCGGCCGGCACCAGTGCGCCATCCGTCATGACCAGCATCACACCGCAGTCCGGGCAGGGGATGGCTTCTTGCGACTTCAAGGAGCCGCGCAGAGCTGTGACCTTTACCTCCCACTGCTTCAGTTCAGCCTGGTCGCGAGCCAGCTTGTCGGCGACTCTGGCGTACAGGCTGGCCTTCTGGCGAAGACCAGCGATTCTGGCAGCTTGCGCGGCGGCGGCGTTGGACCGGCCCTGAATCTCGCCCAGGCAGACTGAGGCTGTTTCGATTTCCTGCCCGAGCGCACGCAGTTCTGTGCGCGCCTGCGCCAGCCTCGTCGCGTCCACGGGCGGCTTCTGGGCACGCCAAGCGACGGCCTTGGTCGACCCATAGGCTTCGCCGGTGATCGTCCTCCAGACCGCTTTCGCCTCGCGCGCCTTAGCCAGCGCTTCCTTGCTGGCTGCGTCGAATCCCGACCGCAGGAACGGAGCGATTCTTTCGATCTTGGCGGGATCGCAGCCTTTGGCGGCCAGACGCTTGGTGACTTTCGGGCCGTCGGTCTGAATGTCCATCATGCCGAACAGGAACTGCCTGCGCTCGTTGGCGTCGAGTCTGGCGAAGCGCTGTGCGTCGAGACAGAACGAAACGGCGGCGGGCGGGCGGCCGTTGCCGGTGTGTTCGTGGGTTCCGTTGGGCAGGGTGATCGCCGAGCGCTCGCCGTCATGTTCCACGACGGCGTAGCAGACCTTCTCGCCTTCGGTGATGAGCTTCTGGTAGTCCTTCTTCAGCGAGACGCGCACTGACTCGCCGGTGAGCGCATGGCGCACCGCCTCCTGGATGCTGCTCTTGCCGGAGCCGTTCGGACCAGAAATGAGGCAGACCGGTTTGGTGAGCTTCAGGTCGACGTCGCGTGCGCCGAGGAAGCTCTTGGTCTGGATGGCGGTGATCTTCATGCAATTCTCCTGGTGCGGTTGTTGCCCATGCGGGAGGCGAGACGATTCGCGCTGGCCGTGATGAGGTTGGTCAGCGTGGAGTTGTGTTTTCGTCATGCGATCAGCTCTTGCTGCTGCATCCGGGCCGGCTGGTCGTCGAAGATTCGGCCCTGGCGGTAGGCGTTCTCGATGCGCTCGCAGGCGACGTCGAAGTATTCGCGGTGCAGCTCCACGCCAACGAAGCGCAGGCCAAATTTGACGCAAGCCATTTCTGTTTTCAATGCGGTGCTCCGCAGGTGCCGTTGATGATGATCGTGCCGGTGGTCTTTGCGATCGCCTCCAGTTCTTCGGCGACGGCCTGCCGATAGGCCCTATCCGTGCGGATCATCTCGTACCAGAACGACAGCTTGCCGCTGTTGTCCCGGTACTTCAGGCGCGCCTCGATCTGGTAGGCGACGCTGGAGCCTTCGAAGACCGGGATCCCGATCGTGAATCGGCTGAACACCTGCATGGCGGTCCTCGTGTCGGCGTTGTCGTCGTCGACGAACTCCAGCCTGACGCCTCCGGACTGCAGGTTGACCTTGCTCTTCAGCCGCTTGTCGGCCGTGCGCTCGAAGGCCAGAGCCATCTGCAGCATCTCGCTGCCGGACGGCATGCCTTCCGCGCTGATCACGTCGGCCAGGTTGTCCTCGATGAACGTTGCGAACTCGGCCTGCGACATGGGCGACTTGTGCTTGCTCGTCCAGCGCTTCCATTCGACCGATGTCTTGCGGGCCAGGGTGCACGTGTGGTCGCGCCAGCCGGCTGTTTCCGGTCCGTGGTCGTCGAGAACCGCGACGACGTTGAAGCGCTCGCCCAGCTGGTCGAAGTCGGCGTAGATTTGACTGTACATCACGTGGCGGTGCCGGTCGAAGTAACGGCAGAAGCTGATCGCGTCGTGTGCCTGAACGGCGGCGCGCTTGCGCGTCGGAACGGTCAGCAGGTGCTCGAGATCGACGACCTTGTAGCCGTCCGGCACGATGACGAACGAGATGTTGCTGCCTTCGAGCTGCTCGGGACCGTTCAAGGCGCAGCCGGCGTCGATGAGGGTCTGGTTTTCGTTGCTTTCCACGTGTCGCGCTCCTTACTTGGTGGATTGGATGCTGATCTTCGGCGCCGATACAGGCCGCAGTTCGAGTTTTTCCTGCCGCGGGTCTTCGGCGACCAGGTTGCCGTCCGCGGTCGGCCACAGCAGGGCTTCAGCCGGCAGGCCCTTTGGCATGACGACGCGCACTTCCGGCTTGACGGCCATCGCGCCAGCGGTCGACGGGCGCACCGTGACCTTGAGCGTGATGCTGCCGGGCTTGCCGGTGTCGTTGACGGCCTGGATCAGAGCAGAGAACCGATTCCCGGCGTAATCGAGCACGGGCATCAGATCCCCGGTTTGGTCGTCCTCGATGCGGACGGCCTTGAGGTTGTCTTGAATGGGTTTCATGGGGTGGGTTAATCCTTGGTTGTTGATCAGGAATGCTTCTTGCGAACGGCTTCCCGGTGCTTCGCTTGGTTGCGCTTCTTCATCGCCGCGCGCCTATCCATCGCGACGCAGCACAACGAATGCGCGCCGTTTCCGCGGCCTCTGCCGCGCGTTGCCCTTGTGGTGCTGGTCTCGGAACAATCGCGCAGCAACGGGCCTCTCTCAACGGAACCGAGCCCAGAAAACATCGCGGCGAAAATCGCAGCGATACGGCCTGTGAACATGCTGCTCTCCTTTCTTGGTAATGGTTACTCGACCCCCAGCCCACCGCGCTCGCGGCGCGGACGCTGGAGCCTGCTTTCCTTCTCGGCCTGCTCTTCCTTGGCCAGTTGCTCGGCGAGCGCCTGCTGGTAGGCGCGCTCGTCGTCGTCCTGCGTCGCGGCGACTGCCTCGGGTGCCGCGGTCTGCTGCGGGATGGTCATGCCTGGCTGCTGGTGCTCGATCTGTGCCGGAGCATCGGAAATCTCGCCGGTGTCCTGATCCACCGACTCGCCACTCGACAGGTTGAATGCGACTTCTTCCAGCGGTGCGGCAGACGCAACGGCGTTGCCGTCGATTGCTGACGCAAATGCCAGCGACTCGATGGAAATCGGCAGGTACTTGAACAGCCTCCGAAGGGCCGTTTTGCGCCCCATCTCGACGTAGTTCTCTGCCCACGGGCCGGTGATGATTGGGCGTCCTTGCGCGTCTTTCTTCGCTTTGTTCTTCTCAGCGGACTTGTCGCGGATGAAGTTGACCTCGTCGGTGCTCATGAACTCGAACGAGTACCCTCCGCCGACCAGTTTTGCCACGGCGTAGAAGCCGATGACTGCACCGCGATTCTTCATTGCAGGGCGGTGCACCAGCTCTTCGTCCAAGCCGTAGGCGAAGCGGAACTCGTCGTTCTCGCAGACCTCGTGCGCGGCGATGCTGACGATCTGCCCGGATCTCCTTGCGAGGTCCAGCATGCCCTTGTAGCCGATGATGACCTGTACCTGAGTCTCGACCGTGACCCACTGGCCGTCGCGCTTCTCGCGCTTGTCGAACGGCAGCAGGTAAGCGTGACCCAGCGGGGTATTCGGCTCAAGGCCGAGTTGCGCGCACGTGACGACGCTTCCGAGCAGCGACGACAGGCTGGCGCCGGAGAGCTTCGGAGTCGTGCGCAATGCGCCGAGCGCGAGCTTCAGCATGCGCTCGCTGTCGAAGTGCTTCGGCAACAGGGCTTCAAGCGTGCCGCGGTTTGCCTCGAAGAAGCGCTTGACGGTTGCGCTGCCGGCTTCTGATGCGGTCTTTCTGGATGCCTCGGCCATTTCGCGGCCAGTCATGGTTTGCGCGTTTGCTGTGCGCAGGGCGGAAATACTGGTGGTCATGCTGTGTCCCCTTTCATGAGTGGAACTTGCAGGTGCCGAAACGCGGGCAATAGCGTTCTGAGCACAACATCGATGATGGATTTGGAAAAAACCTGCCGGTCCGGAACATGTCCGCGGCGAAATCGATCAGACCGGGGCTGTCGTCGGTGCCGACCATCACCGCCTTGGCGCCGGCAATCAATCCGGTTGCGATCTCCGGTTTGCCTTCCGTCTTGAGCCCGATGATCTCGGCGTCGTCGGTGATTGCCTCGCCGGTGGTGTGCTCGTACAGGAGTTCGTAGGTGCCGACTTGCGCCGCGCGGCCCTTGGTGTTGGCGAGATGCTTCACCACTGCCGTTGCGCCGCTCTTGAGGTCGGCGATCCCTACACCGTGCTCCGCCTTGCGGATACGCGCGCGGTCCATCGTGCCCGTCAGCCGCACGATCACGCCCCAGCCGCAGTCGATGTCCAGCGGCTTGGTGTCCATCTCGACCGCGACGAACTCGTACCGCGGGGAAACTTGTAGGCAATACTGGTGCAGCAGCGAGATGCCGACGCGCTCGGCTTCTGGCATGCTGAGGTCGTCCCGGTTTCGGTCGAACTCGTTGTCCGGATCGCGCAGTTTGTCGACCAGCACGCCGGCTGCGTCGTTGACGGTGATGTTCTGCCCTTCGAGGCGCGACTGATCAAATGCTGCCGTGCCGGCATGGATCGCGGTGCCGAGCGCCGCTTTCAGGCCGACGACGTTGCGCATTCCGAGCAGGTGGATTCCCTCGAACCGATAGGCGCAGTCGAACAGGCCAGACCATGCAGACGCACGAATGGTGATGGACGGGTCGCTCATGCCCACAGCTCGCCTACCACGTCGCTGACATTGGTCATTGCCAGCATGGCCTTCTGCTCGTCACGATGCATCGCTGCATGCTCTGCAATCGCCAGTTCCTCGCGGATTTCTTCGATTATTCGGGCGACCTGCTCGTACCACGTTTCACCGCTGTCGTCGTCCTCGTCCGGATGGCGGAAACCCCAAGTTTGCCGGTCTCCGGGGCCGAGTGTCGTTGTGAATTGGCGGTCCATCACAGGACCTTGGCGATTTGCAGAGAGCCAGCCAGCCGGACAGCCTCGCGGGCGTCGGCGAGCAGATCGCTGTTGATCAAATCCAGCAGTTCGGAGTCAGGCCGATAACTGCGCAGCGCATCGAGCACTATCCACGCCTTTTGCAGCGCGTCGCGCATGGTGCGCAGCTGCTCTGATTCGTCGCGAGCACGTGCCGGCGGGAACGGGATGTCGAACCGCGCGCCGCTGAGAAACTCGGCGCAGTCCTCGTCGCAAAGCTGTTGCCGCGGCGCGTCGTACTCGCGCTCGAACTTGGTGGCGGCGAAGGCGCTCACAGGAGCACTCCAATCGCCGTGTCGATCAGCGCATAGACCAACACGCTGACTGAGATGACAAACGCCACGACATCACCAAGCCTCGGCTCGCCTTCCAGCTTCGGCGGCCGGCGCGCCTCGACGGCGCGTTGCTGCGCGACGATCTCGCGCACGCGGTCAGCGTTCATCACGACCTCCTCCGGCATTGATCACGTGGCCGATGAGCACCGGCGCGCCTACCACCAGTGCGAGCAGAAGCAGAATCTCGAGCAGCATGTCGTTCTCCCGTCAGTGACTCGAACCCGGATTTCTCCGTCCTGTTGTGCCAGTGGTATCGCCTTCGCCTCATCCGCCCGTGGGCAGCGTCTTGGCTCGGCTGATTGCGCCGCTCGGGCGTTTTTCTGGCCTGGTTGCCCGTACTCTCCGGGCCGTCACGGGGCTTTCGTTCTCCCGTTACGCCAGCCGTGGGCCGCTGGTCGCCATTCGTTGCAGCAAGCGCCGGGCCCCTTCTTTCCCGTCGCGCAGCGGTTCCTTTCTGTATCAGTCCGCGACATCCGGCGCGGCATCCGGTGGCACTTGCTGCTGTTGAGCGTCCTGAGTGGATTCGTGGTGGCCGGTGCCTTCGGTCCGGACTCGCTCTCGATCGGCGCCGATCATTGGCGGCAGGCTTTGCGCATCCACGGGCGCCCCAAGGCGCTCAACAGCAACGGCTCGCTGAGCAGCGCTTCTGCCGGTCGTGGCTTGTCCGAGCACGCCGGCTGTTGCGCTTGATTCGGTCGAGTGGAGATGATCGGAGCTTCTCGCCGCAGCCCTGGTGAGGGGCTTGATGCACTCGCGAACCGTTGGATGAATGTTAGCGCTCCGGTACAAGAAACGCAAGATGTTTTTGCAGACCAGAGAGCATAGGCGAATACCTTGACGCGGGTTAGCAGATCGGCAACAATGACGCCATGAACCTATCTGAATACTTGAGTGTCGAGACAGGCGTCGCCCTGGCGGCGCGTCTGAATGTCCCTCCTGCACTTTTGAGCCAGTGGCGAACGGGCGCGCGGTCAGTGCCGATCGAGCGGTGCGCAGACATAGAGCGCGCCACCAGCGGCGCTGTCACGCGTCGCGACCTGAGGCCAAACGACTGGCACCGGATCTGGCCGGAGCTGGCCGTCGATGTCCAGCAAGCACCCGTTGAGGATGCGGCGTGAGCACTCTGGACGCCCTGGTTCTCACCTTGCTCTGTGGACTCGTGCTGTGCGTGCCATTGCTCTTGCTCGGCGCTACAGTTGCCGGCGCGTGGTTCGTTGAGCTGCTCTGGTCGTGGTTGTGGTCGTGAGCGTCTTTCATCTTTTCTCCTCCTCCCGGCGCCCTCCCTGCCGGGATTTCGTCGGCCGACGCGTGAGCACACCGCGTCGGCCGGCATTTTTTTGAGACCACCGCATGCCTGAGATTCGATTCGAGGCCGATGCCGACACCGTCGCAGTGATCGATGGGTATTGCTCGGCAACAGGGAAGTGCCGCACCGAATTCATCAACCCCCTCCTCAAGCAGCGGGCGCGTCAGAAGCTCCATGAGGCCAGCGTAGTGCTGCGCGTGGCCGCCGGCAATCCGGGGCGACCGGAGGGGGGCCGGAAGCCGTGAAGAAGGACAAGATCAGGACGTTTGCCGCGCACAGCGCGGCCGTACAAGAGCCGGCCGGCCCGGACAGAAAAGCGCTGGCAAGGACCGCCGACGACGTGGCGCTGGAACTGCACGGCCTCGGCAACGCGCTGCACAAGGCTGGTCTGCACCAGCATGGGACTGCGGCCGATGTGGCCGCGGGGATGATTGAAACGATCGTGGAGGAACTGCGGGATGGCGGTTGATTACGAGAAGTTGGGGGAGTTGATTGACGGGTACGGCGGGATCAGCGCCGACGACCTGCACGCTCTACCAGAGGTGCGTGACGCACGCGACGAAGAAGTCGCGCTGCTGCGCGCCGAGAACGTTCGTCTGCGCCAGGCGCTGGCCGAGGTCGAACTGATCCTCACCGGCTTGCGCGGCGGCATCGCGGACGACGGCGACATCCTGGGGAGGGCGGCATGAGTCAAGAGGTGAAGTGCTCCTGCAAGCACGATTCTCAGGATCGCGAATACGGCAAAGGTATGCGCGCCTGCACGCCGGTAAACAAGTCGAAGGACGTCAAGTCTGGGAATGTGCAGCGCGTCCGTTGCACCGTATGTGCTGCTGAGCACGCTGCGCCGGAGGGGTTCGAGGCATGAAACGCTATTTGAGCCAGACACCTGAATTCCGCGCCGCTGTCGAGCGTCGCCGCGCCGAGGCCATGCGCCGCGTGCCGTGGCCGTGCCGCATCTTCAGGGCAGCACTCGACGGCTATCTCACCGAGCTGCGCCACATGCTCGATGCGCCGATCTACATTGGTCCTGGGAGGTAGGCGGTGGCCAATGAAATCGAATTCATCGCGCTGCCGTTCCCGCTACCTGACGCCGAGCGGGTCGCTCTGAAGCGACTTGGCGAGGCCGCATGCAAGGCACGTGAGCAAGCTGGTTCGCGCGTGGTGCAGACCGAAGACGGGCAGGCGCTCGCGGACTTCGAGGCCGGTCTGCGCGCTTCGATCGGATTCCGGCACGGCCGGCCGTTGATCGGAAGCCGGGGGGAGTCATGAAACGCCGGGTTCGCCGCTTCCGCCGCCAGTATGCCTTCCTTTCCGCCACACAGAAGTGGGCTTGCGACTGGCGGGCCTACGTGCTGTCGAGGATGCGGCAGCCGTGAACGTCACACCAATCTCTGTAGCCGACCATCTCGATGAGCAGGCCGCCCACGTCTCGCAGTCTGCATCGCTGATGCACGCGTCAGCCAGCTACCTGCGCCGTGCCGGCCCGGTCATACGAGCTGCGCGCTTGTGCGTGATGAACCCGGCGTGGGCTGGCGTCAGCGACGAGGACGTGGCGCTGGAGAAGGCTCTGCGCGACGGCGGGTGGCTGTGATGAGGATCTTCAACACGCATCCTCAAGCTCTGGACGAGTTCCGCAGGCGCACCGCGGCCGACCAAGGAAAGGCGCAGAGCGTGATGACATACGCCTACAAGTGTCGGAAATGCGGCGCAGAGATGCAAAAGCCCGGCGGGCGCAAGAAACATGCAAGCGGGAACGGTTGGATTTGCCCTGGGTGCGTGGCAACTGGAGCATCAGCATGAGCGGAAGTCGCAAGGGTTGGACCGACTACATGGCCACCAGCGCGGTGCAGGCTCCGCTGATCGATGCCGGCGAGCTGCCGGCGCAGCCGAAGCGCCGCAGGCCAGGGACAGTGAGGCGGCCGGTCGTCAAGGAGATCGAGATCCAGCGGCAGATCATGACTGCGCTTTCACTGCATCCGCGCGTCGCTCGGATCGAGCGCATCAACGTCATGGCTGGCCGGCTCATCGGCAGAGACGGTAAGCCTTCCCGCTTCATGCGGTCGTGCCGTCGCGGACGCGTCGATCTGGACGGGATTTCGTGCGATGGCAGGGTCATCGCGATCGAGGTCAAGAAGCCGTCAGAGCGGCACAAGGTGACCGATGAGCAGAGAGCATATCTGGACCAGGTGGCTGCGGTCGGCGGCATCTCCGGTGTCGCTTGCTCGGTCGAGGAGGCTCTGGCGATAGTGGAAGGACGAATGTGACAGCCGATGTGCGCATCAGCGTCGGGCTGCCGACGCACCCGAAGACGAAAAAGCTCATCAAGCGAACAGGGACGGACGGCGCATGGCGCCTGGTCTGCTTGTTTGCGTGGGTTGCAGGAAACCGGCCTGATGGCAACCTGTCTGGGCTTACAGCGGAAGACGTCGAGCTTTGCGTCGATTGGCCAGGAGCCGACGGGGCGTTTGTCGAAGCGCTGCTTGCAGTCGGGTTTCTGGAAGGCGTCGATGGCGCATACCGGATGCACGATTGGCAGGATCACAACCCGTGGGCGGCCGGATCTGATGCGCGATCGGACAAAGCAAAGTGGTTGGCCATGATCAAGCATCACGGCAGGGAAGAGGCGTCACGAATAATGCCAGAGTATGCCGCCAAGCTATCCGGCAAGAGCGTAGCAGTGCAGCAGCCTGCTACTAGCATGCACGTAGCAGAAACTAGCATGCCAGATCCTGCTACGCGCTGTGCACCGTCTCCGTCTCCGTCTCCGTCTCCGTCTCCGTCTCCGTCTCCGTCTCCGTCTCCGTCT